CAGGCATATCATCTTGTAGTTGAGAATAGAGATGGTATACAATTACCTGAGTCAATTGGTTGGATATTTATTGGCACATGTCAAACAAGTGTAAAAAAGAATATTGACTTTGCTAAGTCTACTAAGTATGGAGTAACAGTTACAAATAAGAATTGGGAAACAGATGGTAAACTAGCTAAAATATTTTATACAAATTATGCTATTAAACATAAAATGAAAAATAAAGAATATTGGGGATTTACAGCTTGTAGAGATTTTAAAAGATTAGTATCTAGAAGTTATCCTGAAAACTGGCCAATGTATATTGTTGTGGATCCTCATCAAAAAATAAAACTAGACTATCAAAAAACCTATTATAAAGATCTCTTACAAAAAAGAGAAAAGGAAGCATTAAAAAATTACAATGACTTTGAGTTATGAGTACAATTGGTGAATCAATATCTAGAGTTAGAAATGCTCTGAAGGCTGTTAAAGAAGATGCTTTTCTAACAGATAGAACAATCTTTTTTGCTCTAACTAAGTATGCTCAAACTTTAATAAAAAGAGAAGACAATCAGTTTAAACTTATGAAGATAAGTTCAATATTTCAGGTGCTACCTTATATTGAACTTATTGATGTAGATAAAGTTGAAGCTGGCTGTATTGGAGTTTATTCAGGTTGTTATTTTAAAAGATCTAAAAATAAAATTCCAAGTATTTTAAATGGAGCATTTGGTCCAGTTATACGTACAGTGTCTTCAATAGATGGTACTATAGAATTGTATAGAACAGAGCCAGGTATTTGGCTTTCTATGACTAAAACTACAACTTGGAAATATAATAGAAACCTTTATTTCTGGTACTTAGATGATTATTTATATTTTCCTAATTTAGATTGGGAAGCTATTAGAATGGAAGCAATATTTGATGGCTATGTAGAATCATGCAGTTCTGATCCTTGTGAGTTAAGACAGGATATGCCATTAAGTATTCCTGCATATTTATTTTCTGAAGTGGAACAATATACAGTAAAAGAACTTTCAATGAGTTTACAAATACCACCAGATACTTCTGATGATAGTCAAAATATTCTTAGATAATGGATTTTAACTACACACTTAAATATAGAACCTTTGATGAACTATTACATGACGTAATGGTAGATCTTAGTACTTTTTCTTTAGAGAATATGATTGAGCCACAACAATTAATTAAGCTTGTTAAAAAACTTAATTATGATTTAGGTTTAAGAATCAATCAAACAAGAGAAGTCATTTTAGATGTTAATCATGGTAGAGTAAAATTACCAGATGATTTTTATACATTTAATTTTGCATCTATTTGTGGTCACTTTACAGAGCATGTAGGATATGATGGTTATGTAGGAGGTACAAATATTCAAGAAGTACCTTATGTAGAAACTCCAGCTAATGCGGACCTCTGTGCACCGGCAACAGTAAACTGCTCCGTATGCAACTCAAATCCATGTAACCATACTGCAGCATGCCCAGACAATACATGTCCTGCTACATGCGCTCCTAACGTTATTCCTGATGCTTACAATCCATTAGCACCTTATGGTGATACATGTACAAGACCAAGAGTCTTTATGAACTGTAAAGGAGACAAGTATGAAATCATTCAAGTTATAAGTAACCCTGGTACAACAAGAGTATACACTCAGCTTATTCCTTTAAGAATGAAAGCCAGTCAAGAAATAGAATGTGACTGTCCAAATCTTTATTGGAACGCTCCTAATGAAGGATGGATTAAAGGTGGTTTCTTATTTACTACATTTCAAACTGGTAAAGTATATCTTAACTATCAAGGTCAAATGGAGGATGAGAATGGTAACCTATTAGTTCCAGATCATGATTTACTTAATGAGTATTATGAGTATGCTCTTAAGTCTAGAATTCTTGAGAACCTTTATATGAATGGAGAAGATGTTGCACAGAGAATGCAAATGATTGAACAAAGAGTTAGAGCAGCAAGAAACAATGCTCTTAGTCTTGTTAATACTCCTAACTTTAGAGAGATGGCAGAAATGTGGTGGGTTAATAGAAAAGCAATGTATGGTAAATACTATGATATGTTTAAATCATATGATGTTAAAGGCTACAACAGAGTACCTGGATCCAACACAATATTATAATGGCAAAGAATATCCAGAATACATCTCAGAATGTTACTAATACATTTATTAAGGGTCTTAATAAAGACTCTGATCCTTCATTTGTGCAAGAGGGAATGTGGACACATGCTCGCAATGCTACAAATAATACAATAGAAGGTAACTTAGGAACTCTTTCAAATGAGTCATCTAACTTTTTATGTGCTACAACAGGAGCTACTATGCCTTCTTTTGGACCTGATCCTGTTGTCTTTAGGTATATTATAGGTGCTATTCAAATATTTTCAGATAAATGGATAATATACACAGCCGGACATAATGCTGGTGGAGTTGCTCTTATGTCTGAAATAGGTTTATTAGAAGAAGAAAGATGTATCTATAGACCAATTGTTCAAGATTCTTGTCTTGGATTTGATAAAAGATTTTTAATTTCTGGTTCAGCAAGAGAAAGAGAAGATTGTTCTTGGCAAGTATATTGGGCAGATGGTTTAAATCCAGATAGAATACTTAATGTTGGTGACCCACAAACATGGCCAGATTACTCATATCAATGGGAAGCTAATACTCTTATTAATCCTAATCAAGGATCTTATAATAATGCTATTAACTATTATGTTGACAATAATGGTAATAGACAACTATGGCCAGGTGTTGCATGGATTCAAGATTGTGATCCTTCTCCAGCATGTCTTATTTGTAATGACACTAATGAATTAGACTGTGATGCAATAAGATTAGCTAGATTAGTAAATACCCCTTGTTTAAATGTTAAACTTGGAGAAGCTGGAGGTAACTTAAGAAATGGTACTTATTTTGCTACAATTGCATATGCAATAAAAGGTCAAAGAGTAACTGATTATTTTTCTCCTAGCAATACACAACCTATTTATTTTCCAGATGATTTACAAGGAGCAATAACTATTGATATTGAAGCTGACACAGAAAATTTTGATGAATTTATATTAGTTGTTGTTCAAAATATTAATCAAGGAACAGTAGCAAAAGAAATTGGTATATACTCAACTAGAACAAATACAGTTGAATTAGATCAAATCAAAGATGAATTAATTACTGTTCCATTAGAAATTATTCCAATAACTAATCCTGTATATGAAACATCAGACCAAATGACTGATGTTAACAATTACTTGTTAAGAGTTGGGCCAAGATCTAAATTTGATTTTAATTATCAGCCTTTAGCAAATCTTATTAAAACTAAATGGGTATCTGTTGAATATCCTGCAAACTATTATACTAAGGGAGGTAATAAAGGAAGTTATTTAAGAGATGAGGTATATGCTTTCTTTATTCGTTGGGTGTATAATACAGGTGATAAATCTGCATCATATCATATTCCTGGAAGAATAGCAAAAGATTATACCTATATTAGAAGCGGTTCTAATGTTCAAGTAACAGGGAATGAAAGAGATGAAGTTGTTCCTAATGGTATTCAAGACTTTAATACTCTTACATCTACAGATCAATTATTTGAATCATATAATACAGCTAATTTAAATGGTAACCCAAATATTTTAAATACTATTTTACCAGATGGTGGGAAAGTTATTGCATCTGGAGAAATGGGGTACTGGGAATCAACAGAAATATATCCAGACAATCAACCTGAAATTTGGAACTCTAGTCAATACTGTTGGACAGGATTAGATGGACACGCAGGTATAATAGATCCTGTTATAGGAACAATTAGTTACTTTAATGACTTATGTGGTTTACCTATTAGACATCATAAATTTCCTGATAATTATCTAAGTCCTAACACATTGCACTATGAACCTGCAGCAGGTCAAAATGATCCTAATCTTTTAAAGATTAGATTGATGGGTGTAATATTTGAAAATATACCATTACCAAAAGATAATGAAGGTAACGATATTCCAGGTATTGTAGGTTATGAAATCTTAAGAGGTTCAAGAGAAGGTAACCGAAGCATTATTGCTAAAGGTATGATTAATAACTTTAGAACTTATGAAATTAAAGGAGATGTGCAAAGAGATAGATTAGGCCTGTATGCTAACTATCCTTTTAATACAATTAAGTCTCCGCTAAATACTGGAACAGGTAGCCAACATAATACAGGTTTTAATGATCCATATATTAAAACATCTCCGTATCAACAGTCAGTACCTAAAGAAATTATAAGTTTCCATTCACCAGATACAATGTTTAGGACTCCATTCTTAGAGTCTACTGAATTAAAATTATATGGTGCATTGTCTGGTTGGTCAGATCAAAGATTCCAAGAACCAAGTCAGCATCCTAAGTTCAAATTACTTAGTGACCTTACTATGACATTTGCTTTTGTAGCTGGTGTAGCGGAAGGTTTAGTTTCTATGCTTGGAAGTAAAAAGATTACTCAACCTGGTGCAAGTTATACTAGAATGTTTGGTCCTGATATAAGTGGTGGTGCTGCTGTTAATACAATTAATGGACCAAATGGACCTATACCAGGTACTATTGTAACTACACCAAGTAATATTAATACTAATATTGATACTACCACTGAAGAATACACAAGTGCTGATCAAGGAACGGTTCAGACTGACCAAGTAGGTAACCCTGGAACACCATTACCAAACTCTTTCTTTGGTAAATTAGAAGCTTATTTTGATTTTGGCAGTATATTTACAAACACTTCTCAAGTTACAAATACTATTGAACCTATTTTTGAAGACTTTAATTATAAAACTGGTTTTAAAAAAGGAGGGACTTTTACCGCACCTTCAATTGAAACTGATATTTCAGCTGCAGTATTCTTAGGAGGTGCCACAGGACAAGCTATATTAGCTGGTTTAGGTATAGCAAATAAATTTTTATATTACTTTGCTGAAGGTACTGATGTAGCTCTTCAAGCTATTTATGCATTTATTAAATTTGATCAGTATGCATTACAAATGATATCACATGGATTATATGATTCATTTATATCTCCTATAAGTTTACAAACATCAATTGTAAATGGACAAGTAGTTCAAGATGCTTATATAACAAGATTTAGAATTGGTGATGCTTTTTATATTAGAGATAATATTCAGGAAGTACAAACATTTGGACCACCAGCATCTCAGAAAAGATATAGCATTAATAACTTAAAAAGATCTGATACAGTTACATTAAGAACTTTAACAGGTCCTTATGCTGTTCCTGGTTTTCCACAAGGTGCTGATGATGGTCCAAAATATATTCTTACTCCTGGCGGTATATATTATGATCAGTCTCTTGTAACATTATCTTATTTTGATAATGATGCTTCAGGACAAGGCAATGCTTGGGGTAATGCAGGAAATCCAAACTTTAAAAATAACATTGATACACCTTTCTCATTACCAATTGCAAGTCATTATGGTGCAATTAAAATAAGAAAAAGAAATCAGTATGGACAACTACAGTCAATTAAACAGATAACAATAACACCATGTGAACAAAAACTATCTGATTCTTATTATCCTTCACATACTACTACTGAACAATATTTTTGCGCTGCTGATAGCTCAACATATTTTATTAAAAAAATTACAATGACTCCAGTGTTTTTTGGAGGTGACACATTTGTAAATAGATATACAGAAAAGAATACAATGTTCTTTTTCTATGATTGGTTATATAGTCAACCTGATGGTTTTGAATTTAACTATCTACTTAGGCAGATGATACCAGAACCAAGATTCTGGGTTAACTCTGCAGAGTATGATTTTGCAGAATTTTCAGATTTATTTGTTAACATATTTACACCAGGTAACAATCCTCCAGGTACGGGTTGGAAGCCAACTAATTTCTATAACATGGATTGTAATAACTATGATTATAGAGATGATTCAATTTTTAATTATCCTGGACTATTTAGACCAAAAGATTGTTATTTCTATTTAACTGCGTCAGCTGTAAGAGATTTCTTTGTTGAATCTGAAGTACTTGTAGATTTTAGAATTCAAGGTATTACTGATGCTGAAAAGCATTATGATCCATATAGATACACAGATCTAGATGCAATGTTTAATATGGACCCCCAAATTATTACAAGAGGTAATGAGTATAGATATGATTACTCATTAAGTATAACTAAAGCTTTTAGTCAGTATTTTTCTGCGGGTAATTTACAGAGTAGATATTATGATCCTTTTGTAGCACAATTATGTTATACTTACTATCCAGATAGAATCATTTATTCTTTACCACAACAACAAGAAGCTTTTAAAGATAGTTGGTCTGTATACTTAGTAAACAATTATAAAGAATTCAAGTCTCAGATTAGTGGTGTTAAAAGTGTAAATAAGAGTGGTATTATAATTACTTTTAAAAATGATAGTCCAATAATGTATCAAGGTGTTGATACACTACAAACAGATCTAGGTACTAAGATTACTATTGGTGATGGTGGATTATTTAGTCAACCTGAACAATCTGTAGTTAACGCTGATAGAGCTTATGAATATGGTTCTTCTCAAAATAGATTATCAATACTTTCATCACCAGCTGGTATTTATTATATCTCACAAAACCAAGCTAAGATATTTGCATTTGGTCAAGGATTAAAAGAGATATCTCAGATTGGTCTTAAGTGGTGGTTTAATAATTTCTTACCTTATAAGTTAACTGAAGATTTTCCTGATTATCCATATCAAGATAATCCAGTTTCAGGTATTGGTTGTCAGTCATTGTATGATAATGAGAACACTGTAATTTATTTTAGTAAAAAAGATTATAGACTTAAACCTGAATGGAAAAATAAAGTTGTTTATGTTCCATTAATTACTTTTGGTAGAAAGAAAGGACAAGGAGATTACTTCCAAATATTAAATCTTGACGGTAGTGTTCAACCAGGAATATATCAATTAGGGGATCCTATTTTATTTGAAGATGCTTCTTGGACTTTAAGCTTTGACCCTAAGAATGAACTATGGATTTCATTCCATGACTGGCATCCTAATTTATCTATTCCAACTAAGAATACTTTCCTTACTACAAAAGGAAATACTATTTGGAAACATAATTCAGTATGTGATAATTTTTGTAATTTCTATGGTACTCAATATCCTTTTGAAATTGAGTTACCTATTACAACCGGACAAACGGTTACCACAATGAAGTCTGTAGAATATGTTCTTGAATGTTATAGAAGAAAAGCATTTAATTGTATTGATCAGTTTCATGTATTAGATTATAACTTTGACAGAGCTGTTGTATATAATTCAGAACAAGCGTCTGGATATCTAAACCTTAATATTTTTCCTAAAAACAATGTAGTATTAAGCCAAACATATCCTCAGTTAAATCAATCTAACTTGTCTTCTTTTGATATTTTATTTAGTAAAGAAGAAAATAAATATAGATTTAATCAGTTCTGGGATATAACAAAAGACCGCGGAGAATTTCCAGTTGGTTCTGATTATCCACCTACTGGACCAGTAGTACCTGGAACTACAGTGCTTCAAGGTAATTATGATGAAAACATTCTTTGGAATACATCATCTAATGGTTATATAAGAGAATTAAATCAAGGAAATCTAGACTATAATAAACCTCAATTACAAAGAAAGAAGTTTAGACACTACTTAAATTACTTGACCTTGATTAGAGAAAATAGTTCAGATACTAATATGATTTTAAAACTTGTAAATACTAAAAATCAAATATCTCTTAGATAATGAAAAAGTTAAAAGTAGATAAATCTAAGATTGCTGGCAAAGGATTGTTTACCACAGATACTTTTGAGCAAGGAGAAATGATTGGATTGGCACATGAGAATGACCAACCCAGTACTTTTATTGGTAAGTACCATAATCACTCTGATGAACCAAATGCAGTAAGTATTAAGCTTGGAAATAAAAGATATATAATGGCTAAGAGACCTCTCAAGAAAGGAGAGGAGATTACTACTAATTACAGACTACAACCAGAGTTAGAACAACCAGAAGATTTTGCAAAGGGAGGACTTGTAAAGATGCCAAAGCCTAGTAAGCAAGGTCTTGCATCTAAAAAGTTTTCTAAAAGCTTAGAAGCAACAAATAGATTATTTACTGAGAACTATTTATTTTCTAAACCTAAGTCTAAAAAGAATAAAGTATTTGATCCAAATGCTAAATATGAAGACGGAGGATTTTTACCTATGGCTGAATATGGAATGCCTTTAGGTGCTGGAATATCTCAGAACTACCAAGGAAGAAGAAAGTTTATTCATCAGGATGGCGGAGTAATATCTCAAGAAGATATTGATGCTGCTAACAATGCTATGATGAAAGCAAGATTAGCATATGCAAACATGCATGGTAATCCTGCTGCACAGAGAATGGTTGTTGCACCAGACCTACCTTATGACTTTGGCAATGGCATGACAGGCACACACTATATGGCATCTATGGATAATTATGCAGTGCCACAAATTCAAGATATTGATGGTCAACTTATGCTTGGTGATTTTGGTCCTGAGTCTGCAGAAGCAATTAGATTTGACAATCCTGAAGATGCAATGTATTTTGCAGAACACTATAAAGAAGTTACACCTGATGAATCTTATAGACAAGAAGAATATGCAACAGGTGGTGTAGCTTTTCCATTAGATCTCAATCCAGAGACTATGAAAAAATATAGAGAGGTTCTTAAAGTTCAAGAAAATTCTCTTAAATCTGGATATAGAAAAGCTGAAGATAAATGGTATCCTCATAGAAGTCCTGAGGGTGGTGCGGATACAGTTGGATTTGGTCATAAACTTATAGGACCAGATGCAAATAAATACAATAAAGGCTTAACTACAAAAGAAGCTGAGAACTTACTTGATTCAGATATATTAAAACATCAAACTGTTGCTGAAAATCTAATAGATAAAAAATACGGTAAAGGTACATTTGACAGTCTTCCTCAGGATTCTCAAATGTTACTTGTAGATTATGCATATAATGGTGTATTAAATAGTTTTCCAACATTTACAGATGCACTTGTAAAAGGAGACAAACAAACTATGCTCAAAGAATATGAAAGGTTTGGAAACACTGGTCCATTGAAAGAAAGAAATGCTTGGACACAAGACACTATACTTAAGGGAAATTTTAATCCAACACCTAAAGCTTTACCAAAAAACAATACCTCTACATCATTACAAAATAATAAAGATAAATGGGGTAGGTCTCCAAATACTATTTGGTATGGATTTAATCCTGATACAAAACAATATGAACAAGAAGGTTTAGATTGGGAAAAATATGGTGATCCAGGACCAGGAATTGGGGGACCGGGTGCAGGAGCATATATTACTCCCGGAGAAAGATTATCAGATTATCAAAACAATAAGACTAAAAAACTTCAAGAAGGTGGTGATATTATATCTCAACAAGGTTGGGATTATATGAAAGAAGGTGACAAGTATTTAACGAGAAGAGCTGGTGCACAAGATTGGATTGAAGCACAAGGTAAGCCTTTACAAGCCATTAAGCAAAATATATTTCAAGAGGCTTCTGCTTCAGTACCAGTTGCTCCAGTAACAACACAACCTATACAACCTACTACTCAACCCGCATCTGGAGATCCAAAAGTTTTAGAAATACAAACTAAGCTTAAAGAGGCAGGATATGATTTAGGTAACTACGGTCCTAATAAAGATGGTATAGATGGTGTAATGGGTAATAGAACTAAACTTGCATATGATGCTTTTAAAGCCAATGTTCCACCAGAAGCAGTTAAAGTACCTAAGACAACTACAAAACCTACTTTAAATTATACTGTAAATAGAAATCTTCCAGAAGGCTATCTTCCTGTAATGCAAGGGTATGGACAAGAAATTTGCACTAAAGATAAGGGTTGTTCAGCCAATGTTAGTATAAAAATGGAAAACCTTTTGGGTAATCTTGCAGATGGATCATTATGGGCTAATGACGCATGGTTTAATAAATCAGATATACTCAATAAAGGAGGAGACCTTGTTTATGATAGTAGTTCTAAAAACTATAAAGAAATGGGTAAAGTTCCAAAAGAAGTTTACTCTAAATTACAAGTAGGGGATTACGTACAACTTAATAGAACTGATACTGCATCTAGTGGTAAGTTTGCTGCACAAACCAAAGATGGATTACAAAATGAACAGATAGAACATTTAGGTTTTGTTGTAGGTAAAGATAAAGACGGTACCCCATTGATATGGCATGGTTCTGAAACTGGTAAAGCTTTTATTAAAAGAATAGATGAGCCAATTACTTTAGATGATCATGATAAAAACATCTTTACATATAAAGTATCTTCTATTGTAAGATCACCTAATCTTAAAGATGTAGACTTTTCTGGTCTTCAGAATTCTCCATACTATACTCCTGTTGATCCTAACAAAAAGTTAGTACCTAAGCAAGGAGCTACTGAAGTACAAACCCAAGCAACTAAAACATTTAATAATGCAGTAGGACAGTTTAAGAATTTAGGATACTCTCAAGATGATGCTAACTATGTTGGACAGATTCTTATTGGAGGGATTATGCAAAATGAATCTGAGTCCGGAGAGTCATGGTCAAGATTACCAAAAGAAGCTGCAGCAACTGTAGTAAAAAATTATTTAGGATATGGTAACTTTGAAGGAGATGAAGCTAGTGTAGGTTATTATCAAATGAAACCTAACTACAACTTTAAAAATAAAGATGGTGCATTAAATCCATTAGGTAAAAAATTACAAAAGTTAGGTGTTGAAGTAGATGATATTACCAGTAACAATATTGATGCACAAACATTAGCAGGCACATTAATACTTCTTGATAACTATAAAAAACTAAAAGAAAATCCAGACTTTGATTCTAAGACTAATTTATATAAAGGTAAGATACCTGCATCTTATATTCTTGCAAAATCATGGCAATCAGGTTCAGGATGGGAGTCAAGAGAAAAGTATCAGAAGTTTTTAAATGACTTAGATATAGACTATAGTGATAATGCTTTAAATTCAGCAGCAAATTTAATTGGTGTTACAGAAGGTAAATCTATTGATCCAGAATTAGCAAAACTTCAACAACAACAAGCAGCTATAAGAGCTAAGAAAGTTGAAGAAAATAGAAAGAAGGTTTTTGCAGAAGAACAAAAATATCAAACTGTAAAAGCTGACACTGCTAGAAAACTTCCTACAGTTGCGGAGTCTACAGCTATAAATCCAATTTATAACCAAAGAGGTCCTAAGTCTTTTGATGCTGCTTCATATATAGCACAAGGTCCTAGCAAAACTATTTATACTTATGCTGGTAGACCTGGTGCAATGTATAAAAAAGATGACAAAGGAAACTGGTATATTAATCTTGGTTCACAAACAGGAAATCAATTTGTTAAGATAGAAGATAAAGATGGTAGTAGATCTGCAATATTAAATAAATCTGCAGTACCTAGCGCATCAAAAAAATATAGTCAAGGTGGTGGTATATACATGGAACTAACAGATTCAGAAATTGAACAGTTTAGAAGAGGTGGTTATATTATTGAGGATCTGGATTAAACCTATAAAGTTTATAGCTTAAAATAAAATTTATTATATTTAGTATATACCCAACGTAATGAAAAAAAGAGTCAAAGTATATAAAGCAGAAAATGGCCAAGGTGCCTATATGAGCAACCTTGCTAAATTTATGCAAAAAGCTCAGATGGGTGGTCAACCTACTATGGAACAAATGAGTTATCCAGGGGATCAACAAGGTCAAGAAGGTCAGCAAATGGACCAGGATCAAGTAATCAATATGATTGCTATGGATATTACTAATGGTAGACCAAAGGAAGAAACTATGGCTAAACTTACAAATATTGTAGGTTTAGATTTTCAAACAGCAGACCAATTCTTTGAAGGTGTAAGAGCACAAATTAATAATAGAGAAGAAGAAGTAGAAGAAGAATCTGTTGAAGAAGAAGCTACTCCTCCAGATCCTTCAGGCAATCTAGAAACTGTTGAAAAACAAGAAGAGGAAGAAGGTCCTTCTAATAATGATATTGCTTATCAAGATGCTTTAAATGATGATTCAGATGAAGCTGTTATGGAAGGTGATGTTGAAGGCATGTTTCAAATGGGTGGTGATGTAAGTGAAGATTTTGGTGATGAGTATCCAGTTACTCTTCCAGATGTTTCTGCTTATCTTCCTTCTGATATGTATAACTTTTGGGATCCACAAAACCCAGCTGCACAAATTGCTTTTAGTGATCAGATGTATATGAATCCTACACAACAAGAAGTTGATAGTTCATATACAGAAATGCCGGAAGAACCACAAATGGCTAAGTACGGTGGTTATAAGAAAGAAAAGAAAACTTATGTTAATGCTATTCTAAAAGCAAATAGAAAGCAGATGGGTGGAGATGCTGTATCTGAAGAATCAGAAGCAGACGCTACAGGTCAAAATTATAGAACAGCAAAGCTTAAAGGTTTTGTTGGTATACTCAAAAATAATGCTACAGAATCTTTATTAAGAGAACAAGCTGAACAACAGTTTGATCAAATGATGCAGATGGGTGGAATGGAACAAGATGTTGAAAATCCCATGCACCATCTTGAAGCATTTTCTAATGCTACTGGTAATATCTTTAATGAAGATATGAATCAAATTGCTATGGCACAGCGCGGTGGTTTTTTACAAAGACTTAGAGATAGAAATCAGCAAGCACCAAACATGGGCTTTATGCAACGTAGAGGTTTTATGAATCCTATGATGCCTATTGAATCAATTGATGTAAGAAGATCTGGTAGATTGTTTGGTAGACCAAAAGAATATACTGTAACTTTTGGACCTCCAACATTACCTGGTGGAGCTAATGGTGCATATCCTGGTGCATTTTATGGATATGGTGCAGGGTATTCTGGAGTACCTGGTACAACAAAAAAAGTTACTACAAAAGGAACTATAATTAATGAAGCTGCAAAAACAGTAAATCAAGAAGCATCTAAAGAAGTAGCTAAAAATACTCCAGAGTCTGAGGCTACACAAAAGTCTGCAGAATCTACAAATCAAGCTGAAGGTACTACAACTACAAATACAGGAGGAGGTGGTGGTAGTGCTACTACAACAACTAATCAAACTCAACAACCAGTTGCACCTAAAGTAATTACTAAGCCAGTAGTTACATCTAATGTAAAAAGAGACAAATGGGGAAGACCAGAAGGAGATAAATGGTATGGCTTTAATCCTGCAACTAAAAGGTATGAAGCCGGACCTAATGTTAAACCATTAGACTTTAGAACAGTAAATGCTACTCCAGGATTATCTAATGTACAACAAGGTGTTCAAAGCTTTGTTGCACCTAAGTCTAGAGATGAAGCAATTGCTGTTAATCAACAGTATTTTGAAAATCAAAGAGCTAACTGGTTACAGCCACAAGGAATGCTTGTTGATGTGAATGCTAATCCAATCGGTAAAGTTACTGAAGAAGATGTAAAGAGAGCAAAACAAAATGTTGCTATTAAACAAGAAGCTGATAAAGTTAAAAAAGGTGACACAAGTGGTTTATCTAATACTCAGATTATAGCCTTAAGACTTAACTATAGCCGTCCTGGTGAAGCTGCTAAATTAAAAAAATCTAATCCTTCTCTTTATAAAACATTATTTGGTCAAGAAGAAGGTGGGGTAGTGGACTTTGATCAACTTCAAAATATGGAGTATCTACAAAGATTTATATATGGGGGCAATGAAGATCCTTCTCTATCATATATTAATCAAGCAGATATGGACTATACTAATTCTAAAGATGTTACTGATCCTTATTTCCAATATGGTGGAGTAAATCAAATTACAGGAATTAGAGATGATAGAGGTCAACAAATGCAAGGATATGTAAGACCAGATGGTACTTATATAAAAGATATTACTGTTAATAAAACAGGAATGTTTGGTAGACCAAAACAATACAGTGTTACCTATGGTCTTTCTAGTGAAGGAAAAAATCCTACAGCTGCACAGTTTAGTTTAAACAAACCAGCTGATGGTAAAGATGCGGATACTAAAAAAGAAACTCCACCACAAGCCTCTACTACCAATACTGATACTAGAACTAATACAGAAGGTTTAGACTTTAAATCAGCAAGAGCTATTAGAAAAGGTGAAAGACAAACGGCTAGACAAACAGCAAGAGGAGAAAGAAAATTTGGAAATGCAGAAGAAGCAGCTCAACAATATTATAGAGATAATCCAATGGAAACAATACCTACAAGAAAGGTAGGTAGAATTGAAGCTAATCCTTTACAGCCAATGCCTCTTGGAAAGTTACCAAGTAGAGTTGATATGCCACAACGCAATTTTGTTTCTCAAAATCCAATGGAAGTTGAAAGACAGAGAAATCTAGAATTGTTTAATACTTATATGAGTCCTGGTCGTTATTCACCACAATTAACTGCTAATCAGTTAGAAGACTTTAGTACTCTGTCTCAAAATCCTTCTGGTTTACCGGATTATGGATCTATGCCACAAACACGTCCTAATATTTATAGAGAAAGGCAATCTACTGAACCATCAGGCACTAGTTATGAAAATTATTTAGATTTCTATAATAGTGGTTATCCTACAGAACCAGGAATGGCTAAAGAAGCTCCTCTTACAAGAGAACAATTTTTTAATTGGGCTGGTCGTTATGATGATGGTGGTTTTATTGGAGCTAATCCTGTGGTATATACAGATAACCCAGCTCTTGTTGGCCAGTCAAATGTAGATATGATTACATTAAATCCTGGTATTCAAGGTGCACAAGGTCAAGTTAATTGGGCTGACTTAAATAATAATAGAGGATTTAATTTAAATCAACCTCAACAATATACACAAGATCCTAATCAAATTAATAGTGATCAAGCTCAAAGAGCATACTCAGGTGATGTTACTGTAGATGTAAGAAATAGATTATCTAATGATCAGTTACAAGCAGGAATGAATCTTGCTAATGCAGGCATTAGAGGTATTACTGGAATGAAGAACAAAATGGATGATGCCAGAATTGCTCAAGATTTCTATGATAATTTTACTTCAGATAATATTTATGCTTCTGATCCAAGTAAAGATGTAGGAGACTATTCAGAAGCTGGACTATACCAACCAAGTGCGCAAGGTCAAGTATGGGGTAGTAGATCTAAACAATATGGTGGTGACATTTCTTTTGGAGAAGATCCAGATTATGTTGAGGGAGATGAAGTCTATATGACAGATGATGAGATCAGACAATATATGGCCAATGGTGGTCAAGTAGAATATCTATAACTTTGTAACATGTTAAGAAAAGTTAGAATTAAAGCAGTTCCTAAAGCAAGAACTGGATATCAAGTACAAGGCTCTTTAGCAAATGATGTACCTGCCTTTGGTGGTGCAGACTATAACGCATATATTGGTGCTCCTAGAACTGAAGTTTCTAGAACATTAACTGCTGTACCTAGAGAGGTAGCAAACTTAGAAGCAGAAGGTGGAGAAACTGTAGTAGGGGATCTTGATGGTAGCACAATGCCATCATTTAAAACTATTGTAGGTCCTCGTCACTCTCAAGGTGGTGTACCATTAGCTTTGCCGGATGATAGCTTTATCTTTAGTGATACAAAGTCTATGGGGATTTCTGATCCTAAGATTTTAAAAATGTTTAATAAGTCTGCTAAGAAAGGTGGTTATACACCGGCAGAGCTTTCTAAACAATATGATATCAATAAATACAGAAAGATACTTCAAGATCCTAACTCAGATAAGATTTCTAGGAATACTGCTGAGATAATGATTAAGAACTATGTAATGAAATTAGGTGCATTAGCTCTTGCTCAAGAATCTAAGAAAGGTTTTCCACAAGGTATTCCACTTATTGCTCAACCTTACATGGAAGCAAATAAGATTGCTGAAGAAGATCTTATTCCAGAACTTGCAGCACAAAAAGAGCAAGAAGCACAAATGATGCAGGCTCAACAACAAATGCCTCAAGAGCAAATGGCTCCACAAACTATGCCTGATGGACAACCTATTGCAATGCCACAAGAAGGTGCTGGAATGATGCAAGATCCTTCAATGATGAGTGCACCTCAAGAGATGGCTCCTCCTTCACCAGAGATGATGCAACAAGCTCCAATGGCAGCATATGGTATGGAGATGGGTGGTTTCTATCCTGAATATGCTTTTGGTGGTTATTATCAAAAAGGTGGAAGTAAAGCTAGACCCAAAACAAAAGAAGAGTTAGAAAAAGATATTGCTTCTGGTAAAGTAAAACCTGAAAGAGTAAAAACATTACCAGATGGTACAACAGAAATTACAACAAAAGACGGTAAAAAAGTTTATGCAATAGGTACTGTTGAAGAACAAGAAGAAGATTTTAGTAACATTAAAAAATCAAAAGTTACTAATCTTGCAACAGATAAAGAAAAATACGAAAGAGATATTTGTGCAAAAATTAAAGCTTCAAAAAAACCAATTGCATATGCAATTGCAAAAGGATGGATTTCTGCAGCAAGAGCAGGTGAATTTGCAGGATGTGTAAGTGCAGAAGCATCTGCAAAAAAAGAAACTTTACAAGTTTTTGATTTAGAAGAAACACCTTCAACTATCCCAGGTAAGAAAAAGTGTAAATGTACTGATCCTACAACTGGAGAAGTTAAAATCTTTGAAATAGAAAAAGAAGAAGAATGTATCTGTGAGTCTGAAGAAACTACAGAAGGTTCTTCTTTTCAAGCAGCTCCTCAAAGAAATGCTGAATTCTGGCAACAAGATATAATTAATGCTGCTGGAGCTTTTGGTGATAGAATGGGATTAAGAAAAAGAAATGCTTGGGAACCAAGGGCAGACTTAGAAGAACCAAGACCAACATTTAAAGATCAAACACAAAGACAAGCTCAAGGTGCTGCTGCTGCTAATATTGCTTCACAAGCTACTGCTCAATTTGCTGGACCACAAAATACTGCTAGACTAATGGCAATTCAAGGTCAACGTGCACAGGATGCTTCTAATGTTAGTAGTCAATTTGATAATGAAAATGTGGGTATTGCAAATCAGTTTGAAGCAAATCAGGTTGGTGTAAGAAATCAAGAGGCAGCAATGAATCAACAAATTGCTGCTAGATTGTATGATAAAAATATTATTGGACAACAACAGTTTGATAATGCTAAAAGACAAGCTGCTGCTAATATGCGTCAAGCATACAATACAGCACTTACAAATAAATGGAAGACAGATGCATTAAACCAAATGTATCCTAATTATCAAGTGGATCCACTATCTGGAGGTAGAGTACAATATACTCCAACACCAAAAACAGTAACTCCAAATAAAGCCTCTCAAGATGATATTGAATATATCAGAGATTTAGAAAAAGCTGGACTTTCAAAAGATGCAATTTCAGCTGCAGTTAAAGCAAGATTTGCTACTAAAAAGTTCGGTGGACCAACAATGTTTGAAGACGGAGGATTTATTTATACAGTGTTTCCAGCTGTAACTCTCTAACAATAAACTTTTTAAGTTTACTAAACTTAAAAAATTTTGATATATTTATAATATAGAAGAAAGAACTTATGGCAACTTACCTACAGGGTGTCACGGATTATATACCACAGTTTCAGCCTTTTCAGCCTGACTTAAACTTCTATGGTAATATAATGCAAACAAAGCAAACCCAGTATGACAATAACTGGAAAGCTTTAAATGACATGTACGGCAAATATTATTACGCTGATCTTACAAGACAGAGTAACGTAACTAATAGGGACCAATATATTAAAAATGCAGAGTTTAATCTACAGAGAGTTTCTCAGATGGATTTATCTCTAGAGCAAAATGCAAATCAAGCACTACAGGTTTTCAAACCATTTTATGAAGATAAGAATCTCATAAAAGATATGGTTTGGACAAAGAACTTTAACTCTGAAATGAGTAGAGCAGAAGCTCTTAAAGGTTCTTCAGATCCAGAAAGAAATAAGCAATACTGGAGTACTGGTGTAGCAGCTATGCAATATCTTAAAGAAGAATTTAAGAATGTAGATGATGCTAAGGCTTCTTCATTTGGTAATGTAGCATATACTCCATTTGTAGATGTTCAAGAAAAGGCTATGGATATTGCTAAAGACTTTGGAGATATTGAGTCTGCAAACTTTAGTAAAGATGGTAGATGGATTATCAAATCTAAAAATGGTCAGCAACTTGAAGAACCATTGACTAAGTTATTTGAATCCAGATTAGGTAATGACCCTGCTGTACAGGAGATGTATAAGACACAGGCATATGTAGACAGAAAGACATATGCTAAAACTAATGCTGCTCAGTTTAATGGAGATGAGAATGCTGCAGAGATGAAGTATTTAGAGAATCAGTTTACTGTTCTCAAAGCACAAAACAATCTACGGTACATGCAACTCCAAGAGAATCAAGGTACGTATGATACAAGAATAGCAGATATTCAAAAGCAAATAGATAATGGTACCGCAGGTCCAGATGCTAAGATGCAACTTGAAGCTCTTAAAATGAACAAAGACATTAATGGTCAAGTTCTTGATAGAGCTAAGAAAGAAAATGATTTACTTAATGGTGGTCAAGTAGATAATGCTGCTGGCTCTAATGGGTTTAAAAATCCTTATGGTGATATTGAGTCGCTAAGATATAAAGTAGATAGTGGTGTTGCTTCTTCATTAATGCAAAAATCATTAGGTGAAGCAGCTCATGTTCTTGCTTATAGAAACTCTAAAGTAGATCTTGATGCAAATATCTATAAGGTAAATGAGGAGAAGTTCCAACAGAATGCCGCACTTACTAAGATGCGTATTCAAGGAGCTAAAGAAGTTGCAATGCTTAAAGAAAACATGGCAGCTAAAAGAGAAGCTGACAAAGCAAGAGTTGCGGCAGGTACTCACTACTATGATGAAAATAATCAAGCTACTGCTTATGAAGATCAAAAGAACTTCTTTGTAATTAAGAATGCTAAAGGATCCGCAACAGATAAACAGAATGTTATTGGTCTTAGCCGTGATATGGTTAAGATGAAAACTACTGATGCTGCAATGCCTTGGGCTAAGACTACAGTTAGCACATTGTTTGAATTGTATAACAACGGTAAAATCTCAAAACAAAAATTAAATGAGATCTTACACTATGACAAGAATCCAAACATTAGTCTTACTGAATTCAACAAGAAACTACAAAACAATCCTGTAGCTTTCTTAACCAGAGAAGTTGGAACAAAAGATCTTGAAAACATTAAGGATAGATATGACAACTGGATTAGATCTAATTCACAGTTATCTGAACTTAAAAGAGGTGATAGAGCTAAGCAAATTGTAGCTTCTAATGTTGAGTTTCAGGATTATATCAACTATGTAAAAGAAGATAAAGCTTGGAGACAAGAATCTACTAAAGCTGTTGAAAGACAACTTATGAAAGGTGGATACGGAGATGCTGCATTCTTATATGACCAATCAGGTACACTTAGAAGTGAGAAAGAATTTAAAGCTGCTGTTTTTAATAAAACAGGTAGAAGCGCAAATGTTGACTATAAAGATATGTTAACTGCAGCTGATGAAGCTTGGAGATCTGAAAAAGTTGTAAGAAAACCTGTTGTAGGTTTATCAGAATTTTATACAAAAGGTACTGGTGTATTTTCTGAAGGTGCAACAGCTCTTCAAATTAATCCAAGAAGTTCATATGGTAGAAAATACTATGGTGAAGTTTATAATGATTTAAGAAACTTAGACTTTGGTGATACAACTAAAGTAAGATCTTCTTTCCAAGGTTATTCTAAATCAAACTGGGAACAAGTCGGTGGAGCTAAAAATGCTAAGACAGCTGCATTGTTGTCTCAGTTACAAGCAGACATGAACTCACCTAAATCAAAAGTTGGAACATTTACATTAGGTGTTGCACCAGTTGCAACAGGTAGTACAAAAAGAGCTGCTATAATAATTAAGCCAACAAATGAATGGCTTAAGCAATATGTATCTACAGATAAAGATCAAAAGAATAATTTGCTTACTCAACAAGAAGCACAGGCAATCTTAAAGAATGGTATTAACATTATGACGGATGCTAAGTCTATGAATAATAGTATGTACAATGCTTCCTTTAAAGATCCACTCTCTGCATATGTAGATTCAAAAGGTAAATATACTTACTCAGACCCACTAGATAGTAGATTTAGAATTGATATTACAAAGAATGAATTTGGTACAGGAGACTATACAGTAACTACACAGTATCCAGTTTGGAATCCTGAAACTAATAAATATGTGTTAACTACAATGACAGAGACTCAAACTCAATTTGGTAACAATCTTACTTCAAATAGAAATGAGCTGGCATTTGACTATTTTGATCAAGTAAAACTAACAAATCAATATTATTATAATGGCCAGTGAAAATAATACTGATAACTTTAGCGCATTAGATTCTTTAGGACCACAGTTTGGTGGAATAAACAGACCTAACATAGATATACAAAGCTATAAACCTTTTGAGGGAGATAGAATATCTATGCCTGAAATTAATTTTCCTACGGCTGGGAATTATAATTCTCCTATTCCCTCTTTTGATTCTATAGATAGACCTAACTTAAGCATTGAAAAAAATATAGTTAGACCTAAAGGTAAGACACCAAGGTTTGAAGATATTCAAAGTAGTTTACATGATTATGGTAAATCTATTCTTCAAAGTAATCAAGATCAGAACCAGTACGCTAAGATGTATTCTTACAATGCAGGTTCTAGTGGTAACTCTTATTATAAGAGATATGCTGCATATGGTCAAAAGAAATTTGATGAGATTGGTTTTACTCCATTAAGAGACAATGAAGCTGTCTTTAATGAAAGAACTACAGGTTGGAATGACTTTACTAGAATGATGCAGTACTCATTCTTTCCATTAGCATGGCAAGGATTTAAGTCAGCACCTAAGAGTCTTTTTAAACTTCTTCAAGGTGATCTTAGCGGAGACACAGAAGATGCTAGATTATATGAAGAAGCAGCTGGTATAGGTCAATCTACCAAAGGTGGTGTAGGTGGATTTATGAATAATGCTTTGATGAACTTTGGTTATACAGCAGGTATTATGACAGAAGCTGTAGCAGAGTTTGCAGCAGAAGCATTAATTACTGGAGTAACCGGTGGTACTACAGGTGGAGTATTGGCAGCAAGAACAGCAGCTAACTTACAAAGAATTGGAAAAGGTTTTTCTAAATTTACCATGCTTGACAAAGGCGGTGATTTATTTAGAAGTAGTCTTCAAGCTTTAGGTAACTCACAAAATGCAAGAAATTTTTATAAGGCCGCAAATAGTAAAGTAGGTCAGTTCTTTAATCCTCTTACAAATACATTTGAAGCAGTAGCAGATGTGTATAAGATTGGTAAGTTTGATAACTTATCAGGTCTTGCTGCATTATCTAAAACAGCTGGTGGATTCTATAGAGATGTTAAAGGTATTAACCTTGCTCTTGCTGAAGCAAGACTTGAAGGCGGTATGGTTCAGAACTCTGTGTATGATAGTCTATATGACAAATACTATGAGAAGAATGGCAAAGCTCCATCTAATGAAATCCAAAAGGCATTTGAACAACAAGCTAAAGCTGCTTCTGCAGAAACAATTGCTTGGAACACAGCCCTCATATATGGTAGTAATAAAATTACTTTTCCTAATATTATAAACCCTAAGGGTGGAGCAGGTAAGTTTTTAAGAAATGCTACAGAAGATATTTTAGAATTTAAAAATGCTGGTAAGGTTGTTTTCCAAAAAGCAAAAGATGCTGCTGGTAAATTAACCAAAGGTGAGTTTAAATATCTTGATGGTAGTTTTAAAACTTATATGGAAACATTGAAAGATGTAGGTTTTAAAACGGCTACTAAAGATTTTGCAATAAAGGGAATTAAAGGATCTGTAGGATATTTTAAATCAAATGTTACTGAGGGTATTCAGGAGAACTTACAAGAGACTATTGCAGGTGCAATGGAAGGATACTATACTGATGCCTTTAATAATCCGGCAGTAAGATCTTATTTATATGCCCAAGGCTCAACTACCAATGCAATGAGAGATAAGTACTCTTATTTTGCAGATAAGTGGGCAGAAGAAAATCCATTTACTGAAAAAGGATTTGAAACATTTGCATCTGGTTTTGTAATGGGTATGTTTGCTAAACCTTTAAACAAAAGTGTTGAGTGGTTAAGTTTAGGTTATAATAAAATATTTGATGCTGAAGCATTTGAAGATTATAAAGAAAAGAAAGCTAACTACGGTAAACAAGTAGCTGCTCAATTAAATGCTTTATACTCAGATCCTAAACAATTCTTTGACTCAAAGATTTTTAATTATGCTACACAAAATAAAATAGCAGATATTAGAAACTCTGGTAATAAAAAACAAACTCTTGATGCTGAAGATCATGCATTAGTTAGTGCTGTAACTTCAGCTTTACAAACTAATAGTATTGGTTTCTTTAGAGATAACATTGCTGCAGTTAAGGAAATGACTCCAGAAGAAATTGAAACAGAGTTTGGTTTAGAAAAAGGTAAGGGTGTTGAATATCAACAAAGAGTAGATGAAGTTCTTACAAGAGTTGATAAGATATCTGAAAGATATGAGCAAATGGAATCTAGATATCCTAATCCTGTGGATTTAAGTGGATATGAAAAAGGTACAGATGCTTATAAAAAAGCAGCAATCTTTTCATCAGCATGGGATGTAGCAAAAGCAAATGCTATATTCATGAATGAAAGCTATGACAACGCTCGTAAGAGAATGGATAGTATTGAAAGAACTATCAGAAGTCAAAAGCCATTATCCAAAATGACAGACTCTGAAGTTCAAGTTTTATTTAATCCATCTAGACTTAAGAATGAAGCTGAACTTTTACAAAGTGAGTTAGATTCACAAAGAGATACACTTTCTCCAGATGAAATATCTAAGAGAGAAAGAAAGATTGAAGCTGTTAAAGAACTTAAGAAGGCTTATGACTATTACTTTAAATACAATGTAATAGACAAAGAAGCTCAGATTGAGAAGATGCGTAGCCAAGGTCTATTTGATAATCAAGTAGATGATGAAGGTAATGCTATTGATCCAAAAGAACTTGAAGCAGAAGCAAGAGCAGAAATTGACAGACAACTGAGAGTTAAATCTAAGTCTGAAGAAAATACAACTAGAGCAGAAGCGGATCTTGAAGTAGCCTACAAAGAATACTTAAGATCTATTGCTAATCTTAATGATGAAGATTATTTTGATAGCAAAGCAGAAGAAGCTTTTGAATTACTAATGGATAACTATAGACTAGGAAGAGAAGCTAATACTTTATCTTCTTATGTTAATATGCTCCATAATCCAAAAAGTTTTACTGAACATGTGGAAAGAAACTACACATGGATGCAGAAACTTTATGATAATAGAAAAGATTACTATGAGAATTTAATTAATCAAGAAATAGATCTTCGTGAACTTAACACTCTATTAAATAAACTTGCTGATAAGAATATATTTATTAGTGCAGATGATGCATATGAGTTCCAAAGAAATGGTACTTTTCCTAATGAGTTTTTTGACGCAACAAGAAAAGCAGTAATTAGAGAAGGTCACCCAGATTATGATGAGTACATAGATCTATTTGACAAGGCTCTTAGACTTAAGATGCAAGATCCAAGAACTTATGCAAGAACTTTGGATGACATGCTTAATGCTGAGTTAATTAATCTTGATGTTGAACTCTCTAGAGAAATTGAAGCTTTACCAAAATCAGAAAGAGTAACTAAGAAAGGTAAACTACAGTTAAAGAATAACCTAGCTACAATAGAAGAACTCTCTGAGCAGTTAGCTGACGGAGATTATATTGATGCTAAACTTGTACAGGGTAAAGATGTATCTGAGATTACTGTTTACAAAGATGGTAATGTATTAAAACTTGGAGACAAGAATGGTGAGGAAATTACTATAGATGAATTTAATGGAGGATTTACTTCCGGGGATATCTATAGAGTAGAGCTTAAACCAGATCCAGTTGAAGTTAAAAAATTAGAGAATCAATACTCTGAAAGAAAGCAAGATGTTATTAGACTTAATATCCAAAAGCTTGAGGATGATGTACAGTTACAACAAAATGAATATGTACGCTTTACTGTTAATTCTCCATATGAATCTATGGATCCAGAGTTACAAGAACGTTTAAGTAATGCATTCAATAGTTACATAGAAACTGATGAAAAATTAATTGAGCAAGTTTCTGAAATGGAGGATGTTGAGATATTAAACATGCTTGATGACTTTATAAAAACTAATAAGGTTGCTGCAAATATCATTGAAGAATATAATATAGAGAAACTTGATGAAGCTGCTCAAAGACTTGCTGAAGCTAATGGTGCTCCTGAAATTGAATTTGAAGGACAAACATATGATCTTGAAACAATGGATCTTTCTGAAGTTAAAGACTTAGCTAAAAAATTAAAGTCTCAATATGATAGACTTAACAAGAAACCAAATTCTGAAAAAACAAATGAAGAGAAAGAAACTGCATTAAGAGTGAAGTTTACTCTTGATTTAGTTCAAAGATATATTACAAAAAATGCTGAAGCTGAAGCAATTGCTAAAGAAGAAACATCTTCTGAAGAAACTCCAGTAGAAGAACCGCAAGCTGAACCTGCACAAAGTGTAGAAGGTATCAATAAAGATATTAAAGCAAGAAGAGAAAGAGCTAAGAAAGCTCTTGCTAAAAGGGTTGCATTACTTACTGAAAAGAAAAATAGACTTGCTTCAGATGAAAGTGCTATTAAAGATACACTGAAACATTTACAAGAATTACTTGACAATAGTGTAGAGCTTACAGGTGTACAACTTGAAGCTGCAATGGGTGATGCTCAGCAAGTTACTGAAATGATTAAGGCTATTGTAGATTTTAAATACAAGAACCGACCTAAGACTAGAATTCTAAAAAGAGATATTAAAGCTCAAGTAGAAAGAGAATTTGAATTTGCAAAAAATACACTAGCTAAAATTGCCGAACTTAAGGCAGACCTTAAAGTAGTAGAAGCAAATAAGAAAGATCTTACTAACCAGATCAACTATTATAATAATATGATAGCTGATCCTAATCTTAGTATTCTTACTAGGGCTGATATCCGCCAAAAGATTTCTAAGTTAGAAAAGAAACTTACTACAGTAGAAAAGTTAATCTCTATTCTGAAGAATGCTATTTCTAAATCTGTGGCTTATTTGAAAGAGTATCTAAATGTTTGGAACTCAAGATATAAGACAATGACAGATTTCCAAAAGAAAACCGGATTCAAAATTTTATCTAAAGATGAACTTGGTGCTTTAATTAAATCTACCAATGCTAATTCTATTGCAAAAGCTGATTCATATGCTGGATTAAAAGCTCAGTATGATAGTCTTGAACAAGCAGTTCTAGAAACTATTGATGATGTAGAATTCTTAGAGAAAGTACAGGATCAAGAACGCACAAGATTAAGTCAACTTGAAGCGGCAGCTGATAAATACTATGATCAAATTAGATATCTATATGAGTTATTAGATGATGTAGCTGAAGATATAGTAGCTAAGAATACTCTTGAGGGTGCAACACCAGGATCTCCTAAAGCTGAAGCAACAGCTGCAACATCAGAAGATTTTTCTGGTGTAACAGATGTAACAGATAAAACAGCTCCTGTAGCTACATATAGCTTTGTTGATGCAGCAGAGACTGCAGACTTAGATGATATTGTTGGACCACCATCTGATATAGAAGCTAAAAAAGCTGATATAGAAAGAAGAAGACAAGAAGAGTTAAACAAAACCTTTGACAATAATAAAGGAGCTTTAGAAAGTCAGATTGAGAATGCTGTAAAAAGTAAAGGATGGGCTATAAATAATGTATTGTTTCATGGAGGTCCTAAGTTTGACAAGTTCAAAAGAGAGTTTTTTCAAACTGGAGAGTACTCTAACGTAGATATGCGTAGAGTTGCTCAGTCTATGGGAGTTAGAATTCCTGAAGGAAGTTTTAGCTTTTCTGCTACTCCTATGACAGCTATTAACTATGCATTAACGTATGGAAAAAACAATCCTACTTTATACATAGTTAATAATACAAAGGCTATTAATGCTGAGGAGCTGACAGGTAACGCTGAAAAAGATGCTCAAGAGTGGATTATAGATGGTGATAATATTTCTGATATAATAACTGTTCCGTTAATTCCAAATGCTGATAAAATTAATGCTAAATATGATGCAGAACTAGCTGCTTTAGAAGAATCTACTCAAGAAGGTATCCAAGTAGTAACAGAAATTAATCCTGAGTTAAGGTCAATGCTTAACCAAATGGGTTATAAAAATAAGACTATTGATGCTCTTCCTAAGTCTATTCTTGAGCGCATTGTTAAAGAAGGTATTCCATCAGAAGAATATGGGTCAAGAGTCATTACTAAATCTCTTGCATCTCAAGCTGCATGGGCAACTCAAGCCACTCCAGTTACTATAACTGCTATTGAAAAAAGTGGTGTAAAACTTCAAAAAGTTAATGGAACGGAGACTATTTTTCTTACCTTTGATCAACTAGAAAATAGCACTGTAGAAAAACAAAAACTACCTACTATGAAAGACACAGAAACAGTTGTTGAGGTCACTCCTGAAGTTAAAGAGTTCTTATCTAAAGGAACTAATGCAGCATCCGCATATGCTAAAACAGACATAGACAACTTAGAAGAAACTGTTAAGAATTCTAAACTTGAAGGTTTAGAAAATGATTTATTTAACCTAGAAATTTGTGAATAATGGCAATTACTTGCGCACTTGGTCCTAAACATATTGATGCATTAGCAAAAGCAATCTACAAAAAAATGTCAACGCTTCCTCAAGGGGAAGTTTTTGACATTAATGGGTATATGGATTATCTATACCAGAATATTGCAGAGAAGCAAGGTGTTGATAATGCATTACAATACATGCAACAGTTTCCGTACTTAGCTAATATTATTGCAGCTAAGCTTATAGATGTTGTTGAGATTGACCCAAGTGTGAACTTAGGTGCTATGGCTAAAGCTTATAGAAATCCAGATACAGGATGGCAAGCAGTTAATGCTAGGTTCAATACTGAGCTTACTCCTGAAGCTATGGATGCTTTATCAGACTATGAAGCTAACACTCCATCACAAGAAGATTATGAGGATGAGATTCCAGAACCAATTACAGAAGCTTCAGATGATAGATTAAAAGCAAGCACAGCTTTGTCCGGTACATTACAACAGTTTCTTACAAAGAACCCTAATGATAAAGCTGAAGATGTAATTGAAACTCCAGATCCAAGTAAGACATATATTAAACTTACTATATCAAAGATTCAAAATATTGCAAAAGATTTAGCAATTGGTTCTACTATAAATTACCAAGGTAAATTTTTAAGATTAAAAGTTGTTAATCTTGCCTCAGTACCAAGAGATGAAAGAACTCCAGAGACAGATGCTCTTGTTGGTAGAATGATTGGTATCTCAGATGAGGAAACAAAAAAGAATGATGTTACTCCATTAAATCAGTTATTTGCTCTTGTGCTTACTGATGAAACAGGTAATACAATATACTTTAATCAAAATGGAGATGTTACTACCAAACAAAACTTTGGTAAACCTGTGTATCAAATGATGCGGGATGTACGTTTCCAAAACAATAGATTTACAGTAAGAGACATTTACAATAAAGAAGATCAGATTATTAGTCCTAAAGATGAGGCTATTAATACAATTAGACTTATGGGATATAAATCTATATCTCAATATGAGGCTAATGAAAATACTACATTTAAAGAGCTTATTGCTACTATTGATAAACAACAACAAACTCAGTTTAAACAACTATATGACCTTAAGCAACAAGCAATGAAGAGTAAGGCTCCTTTGTTATTTGTTACAGGAGCTAGTGTAGGGGTATTAAATGAAAGAGTTAAGCAAGATATTAATTTATCTGATGTTGCTGCAATGCAATCAGATGCAATCAATACTTTTTTAATACTTAATGAGCCTGCTTATGGTTTACGTTCTGGTACTGCCATTATTACTATAAATGGTGAAACATTTCCTGTTGATAGAACAGATATCCCTAAAGATGTTTCTGAGAAAATAGCACAAGTCTTACAGTCTCAAACTATTAGTAACAACGATAAAATTCTTTTCTACAATCAGTTTTTTAATGATGAAGTAGTTAACTTAAAAACTGATAAAGAAAAACAAGATACTTCATTTGTAACTTCAACAAGAAGACATAAATTAGTTAAATCTAAATCCGGTAAACCATTTTTTGTTTATGCTGATTATACTTTAGCTGAGCTCAATGCTAATAAGCAATTAGTTAATAAAGTAAACTTTGTTCCATTAGATGGTAGTCAACAAAGTATTGATAAGATTAAAGAAATTTTAAATGGAGGTAAGGCTTCTGTTAAAGATGGTAATGTAAAAAAGTTTGGTGCTAAACTAAACTATATGAATAATAGATTAACTAGTGACTTCTATGACTATGTAGATGGTAAACTAGTTAAGTCTGGTACGTATAAAGATTTTCTTACAAGATTAAATCCTAAAATTTTAATTTCTAAAACTGCAGGGTTACCGTTATATAACTCATACATTAGATTTGCTATTCCTGATGCAAGATCTTCTCAAGTAAATAAAGCACAAGAAAGAGCTAAAGAAGATTCAAGATCAGCAGTACGTAAGTTTAAAGATAACATGGTTGAGGTCATTAAAGATGCTGAACCTAAAGCTATTAAAGTTAAAGTCACTAATGTAATTGAAAAACAGTATGCTGATAAAAGACCAAGCACTTATAACTATGATGTTGTTATAGAAGGGCAAGAAGGCAAACATAGATTTTATGGTGCAAAATCAATAGTAAATATAGGAGATACTTATTACTTGACTGTAGAAGATGTTATAGATGGTGGTTTCTTATTTAAAGATACAGTTAAAGCTCGTGTAGACTCAAAGAAGAGTGGTGCTCTTGATATGGGTTCACTTGGAGAAAGAGATTTTAAAACTGAAGATTCAAGAGGTATTCCAATTGAAACAGTTGCTGCAGCAGAAACAGAACAAGCTATAGAATTAGATGAAGTTACACCCGCACCTAATACATTGCCAGAGGATCAAGTTGAAGCTGACCAAGAAGAATATATTAATCCATCTAATACAACACAACCTTCAGATGGTTCTCCTGTATCAAGAAGATTTAAGAGAGACTATGGTAAATTTAAATTAGATAGATCTGCTGAGTTATCTAATGAAGTTACACAAGAGCAAATAGATGCTGCAACTACATGGTGGAATAATTCTCCGCTTTCTAAATTCATTTCATTAGAACATGTAGCAAACATTGTTAACTCTAATGTATATGCAAGATTTATTGCAGCTGGTTCTGAGCTTCTTGCTGAACAAAATTTAGATGGTAAACTTGGTAAGATCCTTATCAATGAAGCTACTAAAGGTTCAATGGTAGACACTTACCATGAAGCATGGCACGTATTCTCTCAGTTATTCTTGACAAGAGAAGAGAAATTAAAATTATATAATGAGGTTAGAAATTCTGATCCTAAGTTTAAAAATCTATCTGCACGCGCTATTGAAGAAGTACTAGCAGAGGACTTTAGATCTTATGCTCTTTCTCCAAAAACTAAAAAAGGTGCCCCTGTAAGAAATACTTTATTTAGAAGAATACTTAATTTCTTGAAAAAGTTATTTACCGGGAAACAATCTTTAGCTAACCAAATACAACCACAGAAAATTTCTACCTATGGTGTAGCAGGAGAGTTGTTTAATAAACTATACTTTGCATCTAACAATCCAGAGTTACTTAATGATTATACTCCATTAGTTGACAATGTTCAATGGGACATGCTTAACCGTGGGGTTAGACAACAAGGTGATTATAAAGAAGATGCTCTTAATGATAGAGACTCATTAGATCTTTCTAATGCATTAGATTCATTAATCTCAGAAGAAATTGATAATGCTTATCTCTATACTAAAGAACATAATGGAGCTGATGCAAATAAGAGTGGTTCAATTAATATTCTTTTAAAGGATGATAATAAAACTGTTCTGTATGAATTCTTAAAAGAAGAACTTCAGGATAGAGTTGATGCCATTAAGGATAAGCTTCCTGTTAAACCAGCTACTCCATTTAATACTTTAAACACTCTTGATAAAATTTCTAAAAATGCAATTGCTGTAATTAAGAATTCTAAAGGAGATGATGAATACTTTTTTCTTAGAACACAAATTGAAGACTTTGACAATCTTAACCTAGACAGTAAAAAAGGTGAAAGAGTTAAAGGAGAGATTTACAAAGATGCAGAAGTTATTGGAGACTTTTATACTCACAAATCAATTAAGGGTGTAGATAAGACTCCTGCAAACATTGTTATTGTAAATAGTATTGAGGAAGCTAGAGCTCAGTTTGAAGCTTATAAAAATGATACAAATTACACTGAGATTATTGAGAACCCAAATGCGGGAACTACTCAACCAGATTTAGACTTTGCTGAACAACAAGATCTTGATAGATTAAGAATTTTCCAAACTGCTATTAAAAACTGGAATAATGTAATTAAGTTTCACAAAGAACATTCAGACTTTAACATCATTAATAAAAAAGTTGCTTTACAAGAATCAGATCCAGAATCAAATACTGAAGAAGCTAATAATGATAAGAATGAGGAAGGTGGAGAAAATTTTAACTCTAGCGTAGGGGATATTACTCTTCAACAGTTAGCTGATAATGAAGTAATCTACATGCTCAAGAGTTTATTTGCTTTGAATAAAGCTGGTAACTATGAGTATGACAGACTTGGTTTCAAAAAGAGAGCAAGTTTTAAAAAGGTGTGGAATGCACTTGTAAGATCAACTAACAGTGCCAAAGATCCACAGGAAATCTATAATAGAATACTTGCAGCATCTGCTACGTATCCTGAATTAAAGCAACTTGTAGACTATAAATTACCTAATCCAGAAGTTGAAGACCATAAGAATGGTACAAGCTTTAGTATTACTACTTCTTTTTGGAATGCATTTAGTCTTCCAAGAGTTAAGTATATACAATTACTTGTAAATGAAGATAAGTCAGGTACTACTACTGAGGTAACTAATACTTCAATGGATGTTGGTAGTACTAAAAGAAAGTTTACAAGTTTATTTAAAGCAGAGAAGCCAAATAAATTTATTACTAAAGATAAATTTAATAATAACATCTTAAATCTAAACGCTATTGTTCAAGAGTTTATGGCTCTTGATGGTACACTGAAAAGCGGTGACAATGCTGAATATAAATTCCTAAGAGCTATTGGATTTAAATATGATGATTTAGGTAAAATTAAAGAAACTTTAAGTAATCCAGCTAAACGTCAAGAATATAGTATTGCATTTTTATTTAAGGCTGTAAAAGAACTTCGTGATGCGCAGTCATCAGGTAATGCTACAGAAGAAGCTTGGAAAATAATTAATGCATTTAAGTCAAATCCAATTGAAACTTTATCTAAAGGTTTTCCAGCAGGTGTTGTCGGTGCACCTAATTCTGCTATTTATATAGACGGTTTAAAATTAAGCACTGCTGTAAGTAGACTTATTGAGTTGCAAAATAAGTACGGAGCAACAAGTTCTAATTTCAGTGTACTTAATGCAGCTAAGAAAAGAGTTAATGAGCATACTACTGATAACACATTAACAGTAATTGTTGACGCTCTTAATACTGCTAAAAATAAAACTGATCTATTTAAGCAAGGATCTATTACAAGTTACTTAGACCCAAGAAGAAATCCTTGGACTAATAATCTTCAAACATTTAATACATTGTTTGATGCAAGTAATAAAAAGAGAGAAGGTAGATCAATTGCAGTTGAAATGTCATCCGGTACTCAAATATCTGGTAAAGATGGTACAACTACAACAGATCTAGATCCAAGAAGTAAATTCATTCAAGAGTTTCATACCATGCTTAAGTCTGGTATACAAGAAATTCTTAGACCTGGATCTAAGTCATCTTCATTTGGATGGAGAATAGATGGTGGTATTGAGTTTCCAGGTATTGGTAAAAAAGATGATAAACATCTTTATATTGATTTAGACACATTCCTCAATCTTAATGATGAGTTAGATGCTATTGAAAAGATAATTCTTCCGTATGTATCATCTGAAGTAGCTAGAATTAACATCTTTAAAACCAATCCAGAAGCTAAAAACTATATTGGATATAACAAACCTGGCAGAGATGGTAAGCCATCTGGAGAACAGTTTAATTATTTTGATGGTATATTAACTGATACAACTAAAAAAGAAATTCTATCTAAAGTAAATACAACTGAGATAGATCTTTTAAACTACATCACTACTGACCCAGCACTTAAAGAAAAAATTCTTAAGGAAACTCAAAGTTATTTTGAAGCTAAGTCTAAAAAGCTTTATGACTATTTACAAGAAGCTAAATACGTTGATCCTAAATTAATGGAAAGATTTAATCTTCCTGGGTTCACTGCAGCACAGAAAGAAAATCTTTTGATGAAGGGTTATATGTATAACTCATGGATTCATAATCTAGAGACATCAGTTATATTCTATGGTGATATTGCACAATATGATCATCCTAAACAAGGCTTTCATAAAAGAACTTCCGGTTTAATTTCTAATGGTCGTAGAGTTAGAACTGATGTTGCTGCTATTAGATATATTAATGAGCAATTTAATGCAAATGGTAAAACCTATGCATCTACACTCCCAGAAAAGTATAATAAATTTACATATGATGGCTCATTAAATACTGCAGTAATCCAAGAGATTAGAAGAGATAGTGTTTATCTAGATGATATTAGAGAAGGTCTTACAAAGTTCTATACTGAAAGAACAAACATGTCTGCCGATGAAGTTAAAAAAACAGTAGATCGTGAAGTAAAAAAATATACTAAAGAAGAAATTAAAGAAGGTGATGGTCAAGGTTATATTACATTTGATGCCTATAGAACATTAAAGAGACTTCAGAATAAGTGGGGTGATGAACAAGAAAATTTATTTCAAAAGATTATAAATGGTGAACCTATTACAGAACCAATTGATGAATTTTTTCCTGCATATAAATTACAAAACTTTGCATTCTTAGATAATACAGTATTACCAGTAACAGCCTTTCATAAGTTTGCATTGTTCCCATTAATTCCTGGTGTAATTAAACCAGGTAGTGATTTTGATAAGATGCATAAGAGAATGTTAGAAGAAAACATTCAGTATCTAACATTTGATTCAGGTTCTAAAGTTGGCACACTCACTTCAGATGGTGAGCCAGATAGAGCTCATGATGAGAACGGAAGATTTAATGAGTCTGTAGTATTTACTAAAAATACATTTAATGCTGGCTTCCTTAAAGAAGTAACTAATGTGCCTAAAAAGTATAAAGGTAAAGTTGTATTCTCTACACAGTTAAGAAAACTTATTCTTGATGGTTTATATGAGGAAGGTGCAATGACCATGCCTCAGTATTCTGGGCTAGTTAAAGCATATGAAAATAGTGTAGCATTTAACACTGAGTTGCTCAAAACTGAACTAATGGAAGAGATTGGTTATGTAGAAGGTAAAGGTGTTACACAACCAGAAAAGTTCTTAAAAGTAATTAAGGAGAACTTAAGAAGAAAAGATTATCCTGAACATTTACTTAGATCTCTTAAAACAAATAGGGACGGTTCATTAAAGTATGACTTGTCTTACTTCTTAGATGCTAAGACAATTGAAGATACTATAATGTCAATTGTAGAGAAGAAGTTTGTACGCCAAAAAGTTAAAGGTGAAGCACTTGTACAAGTTGCAAGTTCATTTACCAATAATATGTGGACAACTCCTTCTGAAGAAGATGTTAAGAAATATATGGGTAGTAATACACTACCTTTTTATTATCCAGGTAAAGATGGCAAAACAAATGCAATGAAAGTTGCTATTGCTATGCAAGGTGACTTCTTTAAACTATACAATCTTAATCATAATGATGGTCAACCAATTGGAGATATTAATAGGTTAAATGATATGATCAAGAATGATCAGTGGTTAGATACTGATGGTAATAGAAAAGCAATTACTATGACTGCTGTACGTATTCCTGTACAGGGTCTTAACTCTATGGAGTTCATGGAAGTCTATGAATTCTTAGATCCAGCTGCAGGCTCTCATATTTTTGTACCTACAGAACTTGTAGCTAAGTCAGGTGGTGACTTTGACGTAGACAAGTTAACTACATTTATGCCTAATATAGGTGAGGATGGTAAAGCTATTACTTCTAATATGACTAAAGAGCAATTCTTTGATGCATATAATAAGGCTTCTAAAGAAGACAAAAAAGAAATGATGAAGCTGCAGAAGAAAGCTGTTGAAAATAGTTTTATTGAAAACATTAGAGGTATTCTTGAAATTCCTGAAAACTTTGCTTCTTTAGTTAGACCTAATGATACAGCACTACTTGAAGAATTATCAAAAGAACTTGAAGATAAAGTAAGTGACTTTGATAAGTATGAAAAAGTAAATGGCGAATCTACAAACTTAGATGGTAAAGGTGAAAAAATGATTAGCCCTACTACTGTACTTGAGCAAAGATACAATGTAGCTAAACACGGACATAATATTATTGGTAAATCAGTATTAGGTATTGGTGCTAGTGAGAATGCAATGAATCCTGTATTTAATCAAGCAGGTGTTATTCTACCTAAAAAATATAAAGCTTCAAATTATGATAAAGATTTAGGTAAATTTGTAGAATTTGGGGAACCTATATATGACATGAGACTTTTCATGCCGCACAACAAAACTAAAGACGGTAATATTTCTCTTTCTAATATTTATGGTGTTGATGGAGTAACTAGAATTGCTGATTTATTTTCACAAGGTATAAATGGTTGGGTTGACGTAGAAGCAAATGAATGGATATTTTATATTCAAGGTAATTATGAGCTTGCACCAACTATGCTTTATTTATTTAAATCTGGTGTAACTGAAGAATATGCAGTTAAGTTTGTATCATCTCCATTCATTAGAGAATATGCTGAAGAGTTAAGAAAAATTCAAGGGCCGTTTGCTAAATCAATGGGTATAGCAGCAAAAGAAAAACCATATGAAAGATACGAAGCTACTAAAAGAGTTATACAAAGGCACATGCTGCAATACCTCAATGCTTCTACTTCTATGCTACAAGCTAATGATCAAATCACAGTATATTTTAAAGAAAGAACTAAAAGAGGATGGGAAGATATTCCTTATCAAATGACTTATGGTGAGTTACAAAATAACATAAACAACTCTACATATGATCTAAATTCAATTTCCACAATAGATATTAATTTACCAGGAATTCAAAGAACTCTTTACGTTAAACCATCTGCTGAGAATGCAACTTATTACAATTCAACATCAAAAGCTAATGAACGGTATGAGAATGGATATTCTCTTGAGTTAATGAATAGCCTTATTGATAAGAAACCTAGTGAGTTTAACGCTAATGAGACTATAGCTGCTATGGGAATGCTTTTACATTTTAATGAAATTCAAAAGCAAATCCAAGGTGTAGGTAGGATGAAAAGAAGAGGTAAACCAGACACAACTCTTTTCAGAAACATTCAAGAAATTATTTTAAGAGACCTTGATATAGAATCCTTAGATAACGATAGTAAAGTAGATAAAGCATCTAAGGATAAAATCTTTAATGAAAGTATTACAAGTTCATTAGGAGATAAGAAAATTATTGTTGATGTAGTTTCACAAATGCTTGTTCTTAGAAATGGTAACCAAACAACAAACTATATACAAGGGCTTTTAACAAATGCTAAAAACAAAGGTTTAATAGGTGCAAAATTTGGGAAAACTAATGATGGAATGGTAAATTTTGTTGATGCATTTAAAAACAATATCAGCAACTTTATCTTACAAAACTACTTATCTAACTTTATTGACCCTAAAGGGAACATTGTAAAAATTCCTCAGGAGTTTAATGAGATGCCAGTCAAGCTATCTAAGAATCTTTCAACAGATGTTGAGATAAAAGATGGTGTGGTATATGTAAACTCACAAAATCTTAGAGAAGACTTTTCTAATAAGAGTTATTTAGATACAGCGCAAGGTCCTAGAAGCTATGCTCAAAGACCAGGACTTGAACCATTTAAAATAGAACAAGATCCGTTTGCATCTGAAGAAGCATATATCAAGTATGCTATGATCAGAGCATCTTTACAAAGTCAAGGGCTTACGGGAGCTGAGTTAAATAAAACAGCTCTTATTGAAGCATTCAACTTTAATGCATTGATGAGAAATAATGATTACTCATATACTAATGAAGTAATTGATGTGATTCAAAAGTATCCTAAGCTTATTATTGATTTCCCTATCCTAGAACAGATATCTATTTTAAGCACGTCTGCATTTACTGACTTTAATGTTCTTACACTTACTGACAGAGATGCAATAGATGGTAAGACAAAAGATGTTTATGCAAATAACATTAGAGCTTTAGGTAATCCTAGAATTCAAAAAGTAGCTGACCCTAAAGAGAATCAAAGAATCAGTAATCTATTCCAAATGCTTCCTTTGGTAGCAGTGTATCAACACGGTGTGGGTTCTACTCTATATGGATTTGATCAAGTTCTTCCACAAGATATGATCCAGTCTACAATGCAGAATGCATCTAATTTATTTAAACTTAACTATTGGAATGATAAAGGCTTAAGTCATGTATTTAATTCTACAGTTAATAAGGAGGAGAAACAATTTAAAAACTTTGTTTTAACTGAAGCAGAACTAGGTACAGAAGCACCAATACGTGCAACATTTGCTGAGGTAGATCCATTTGAAGAAATAGATAATGAACCGTTCTTTGCACCTCAACTACAAACAACACCAACTTTAACAAGTTATACAAATCATTCTGGCGGTGCAATTGGAGCAGATACAGTATGGGATAACATTGGTAAACAATTTGGAATGGTAACCAATAGACATTATTGGATGAATAATAAAACTCCAAATGGTAATGTTGAAATTTCTAAAGAAGATGCAATTGAAGGTCAGCAAAAAGTAACTGAAGCTGCAAGAGCAATGGGTAGAATTGAACCTACCTATCAGGTTAGAGATGAAAGATTGATTAGAAACTGGTCTCAAGTTAAATATTCTGATGCTGTATTTGCAATAACAACTATGTTAGGTGTAGATGCTGAAATGAATTATGGTAAAAAAGCTAAAATTAGACAAGGTAAAGGAGGCACAGGTTATGCTATTGAAATGGCAATACAAGCTGGTAAACCTGTTTATGTTTTTGACCAAGAAAGAAAAATGTGGTTTAAAAATATTGATGGTCAATGGTCTGAATCTGATGTACCTACTCTTACTAAAAACTTTGCCGGTATAGGCACAAGAGAAATTAATGAAGCAGGTAAACAAGCTATCAGAGATGTCTATGCTAAAACATTAGCTGAAACACAACCTACACAGCCAATAGATGATCAAACACAAATTGAAACTAAAGCTACAGACCAATACAGATACTTTGGTTCTATGTATACTATTAAGTTACAAGATGGTATTGGTGTAGATGTAGAAGGTTACAAAGGTAAAGCAGCTGCTAAAGCTAAATTGCTTAATGCATACAATACTGATCCAAATGTAGACCCACAAAATGGTAGAGCATTTAGAGAAACTCCTACACAGTTAGATGTTCAATCTCAAAACTCTGCAGACACATTTGTATTTGCAGATGGTATTTCTATTAGTGTTCCGTTCCAACTTAATGCTGAACAACAAGCAGCACTATACAAACTAGAAGACTTCTATAATAACCCAGGAGCTTATGATAATGAAATTACATTATCAGGATACGCAGGAACAGGTAAGACAACTATTCTTGGAATCTTTGATAAGTATTTAAAAGAGAAGAGTTACGTTAAACCTATCTATACTTCACCTACTCACCGTGCTAATGCGGTAACTAAGATGAAGAATCCTAGAGCTAAGGTTAAAACATTACACTCTTTGTTTGGTCTTAACCCTATGCTTAATCTTGAGGGAGACGCATTAGATATTAGAGATGTTAAAACTGAATCTTTCAGAAAGCCAGAACTTAACAGAAGAGATGTTATTATTGTAGATGAATCTTCTATGGTTACAAATGAGTTGTATGATTTAATTCAGCAGTTCAAAAAAGAGTTAGACCTTAGAATTATTTTTGCAGGAGACAAAGGTCAGCTTGGACCAGTTCAAGATAATACTAAATTAGAATCTAAAGTATTTGATGACCCTAAGAATCAAGCTCAACTTACTAAAGTAGAAAGAACGGGTGACAATCCTATCTTATTAAACTCAACTAGAGCAAGAGAAGGTCAGGACTTTACTTATGTCACTGAAGAAATTAATGGTAATGGTGTAGAGTTCTTAGATACTCCTGATAGATTAAACCAAGTTATGGGTCAGAATCTAAAAGATATGCAGGAATCTGGTAATATGCTTTACTTTAGAATCCTTTCTTCTCTTAATAAAGATGTAGCTAGAATCAATTTACAAGCTAGAGATATTATGTTTGGTGAGGAAGCTAAAAAGACTCCTTACATTAAAGGTGATATCTTAATGGGCTATGATAATATTGGTGAAGACTTAATTAACTCAGGTGACTATGTTGTTGAAGCTGTATCAGAGCTAACTGATATTAAAGTTAGAGTACCTGTTGCTGATTTATCATCTGGATATTTAAAATTCGGAAAAGAAAAAGAAGTATCACTTAAAGGTTACTATGTAACTGTTAAAGATATTCTTAATCCTGATAATTTATTTTTAATACCTCTTCCTGCAGAAGGTAATGATGAAGCTCTTACTGAAATTGCAAAAGGATTATTAGAACTCAAAAGCTATTATCCAAGAGTACAAGGTAAAGACAAAGGCAGACTATTCTCAGAAATTAGTTCTGTAAGCAATCAAATTGTATTCAATAAAGACATTAAAGAAAACGGTAGATTCCTTGCTAAGAAAGGTATAGACTATGGTTATGCTCATACTATTCACAAATCTCAAGGAGGAACGTACAACAAAGTACTCATCTTTGACGATAGTATCTCAAGCCTAGCAGCAGCTATTGCAGACAAGAGAAAGCTTGGTATGAATGGTCAAAAATTAATGAAAGACCAACTCAAGTATGTCGCAATCTCTAGAGCTAGTGAATATGCATATGTGTACAACAGTAAAGATACTGCGGTAGGGGGATTTGATTTCAGAGGTGAGGCACCAGCAAATATCACTGAGGCAGATATGGATACAGCAGCAGTTGCATCGTTCTCATTTGCTACTGAACAAACTCCAACTCCACAGGTTCAGACTAAGGGAGAGATAGAAATGCGCTCAGATAATGTTACTAAAATATTCAGCGGTAACAAGACTGTGACAAATAGAACAAGTCTTATTAATGATGGTAAGTATACAATTAAAGGTTCTACTGATGTAGTTGAGCTTAAGTATATAGGTAAATCAACAATCAATGGTAATCAAGTTACAATCGTCAATGAAAAGACTAATGCAGTAACTACTAGAACTCTTGACCAACTTGCAAAAGCTGAAGGATTCAAAGACGCGGCAGACTTTAGAGCTAACAATAAGTTTAGCACTAACTATCTGAACGGTACTCAGACTAGATTTCTTTACCAAGTATCTCCTGTATCTGCGGTATCTGCAGATGCTGAGGCTACCTCAGGTAAAATTCCTGAAACTAACACAGACCTTCAAGACTTTAGAGATGCAGTTGCTAAAAATAACAACATCTTCCCTAACAAGGTTACTACATCTGCAGGTAGACTTTATGTTCTTAATTCAGATGGATTATATAACTTAGTGGATAGTTTAAGCGGAACTGTATTAATGAAGAATATTGACTTAACTACTGGTCAAGTTGGTTTACCAAGTAACATAAATGTCCCTGCAACTAATGCATACAAAATAGAGTTACTTAACCAAATCCAAGTATTAAAACAACAATATCAATTAGAAGACTTATTAGGTCAATATGGTTATGATATTAAAGACTTGATTGATACAATTCAAAATGCTACTACCAAAGACCAAGTTGATGATGTTGCTTCACTTATTAATGAAAAAATCTGTAAATAATGAGAATAGATAGATGCCCTATAGAATCTGATCCGGAATGGCAAAAAATTCTTTCTGAAACCGGTGGTGACAGAATAGAAGCCCGCAAGAGATGGGAGGCTGAAGAATTTGACAAAGATGATAAAAGGAATGAGTATAAAGAGATAGAAGAAGATGGTGATGCTACAAGAAAAGCTGAGCCTACTAGAAAAGAGATGGAGGAAGACAAGGTCACAAGACTTGTTGAAAACATCCGCATCTATCTAGAGAAGAAGATTAAAGTTCTTGAGAGAAGCAATATTTATAAACAAAAGGAAAAAATCAAGGAAACAAAAGACTTGATGAATATCCTTAAAGAATTAGATGGTATTGAAAGTATTAATGAGTTTGTCAAAGATGCATTTAATAAATCTAAGATTGCACATAAGCACTTTAATTATACCATTAACAGAATCCAGAACGGAGAGTTATCTAGAAAGGAAGCTATTCAAGAGCTTGTAGCTATGCAAGACTTTGCAAATAGATACAGTATCATTAATGAAATACAGAAAGCTGATGTACTTAAGTTCTTTTCTACTCCTGTAGATATTGAAGCAATGTCTGCAAGAGATGAAAAAACTTTAACTCCACAAGAGATGTTATCTTTTACTAAATCTGTGACAGATAATATTAAAACTAAGTTTATTGCTGAGGGTATTCCATTGATGGCTGACTTCTTATTGGATTATAAACCAATGGGTGTTGACGAAAGAATTAAAAAAGAAGTTTATCAGTTACAACAAAAGATAGAAGTAATTAAAAATAACCCAAAGAATTCTCCTGAGTTTATTGCTAAGAAGACTGAAGAGATTCAACAGAGAATTGATACTATTCTAAACTTTACCCTGGATAAAAAATCCATGATTGAAGTTCTTGAAAAAGCTACTAAAGATACTACAATATTTGATTATCTTACTGCACCATTAATTAGTTCACCTGATAGTGCTCTAGGCTTATTTGCAAGAGCTGTAAAGACAGAAATGGAGACAGCAAGGTTAGAAGACATTGCCCTGAGAAAAAGAGCTGCAAAAGCCTTTAATGAATATAAAGCAAGTGTTCCTGCTTTAATGAGAGATAATCCTGCAAAATTCAATGAAGGATTATATGAAACTATTTCTGTACCAAGAACAGATCCTGAAACAGGTGAGTATGTAAGAACTAATGAGGGTAGGATTATTCTAGACAAGAGAGTTGCATTTGTACAGAAGTATGATCAGTCTAAGTTCCATAAAGAAAAAGCTAAGTTCTTTGAATCCATTGGAAAGAAACCAGATAATCTTACTGATGCACGTGAGTGGTTTGCAAAAGTTACTGCATGGTTTGACGCTAATACAATACCTAAACCTAAAGAACAAATTAGAGAAATACTAAAGCAAAAAGAACTTGAAAAAAACCGTGGTCTTTTAACTGAAGATGAGTATCAAGATTGGAGAAGAGAAAATCTTAAGGTTGATGAGAATGGTAAAATTATAGGTTATAAATACGGTAAGGCAGGTGAATTAGTAATGCCAGCTGATAAGTATATTAATGCTAAATGGAATGCCCTATATGATGCAAGCGGTAATCCATTAAATCCAAAAGGTAAGTATCATAAGTTTCTTGTTGAGGAGTATTTAAAATCTCAAGAAAATTTACCTGACATTCAAAAGCCAGGCTATGTTATACCTTCTATTGAAAAAACAGATGGTGAACGTTTACTTGCAAAAGGTATTGTAGACTTAGCAAAAAATAGAGCTACTGAACTTGTTAAAGTAAAAGCATATGATGTAGAATATGGTGTTGACTTAGGACTTGGAGAAGAAGGTAATAAATTCTTACCTGTATACTTTGTTCAACCCATGGCTGAAGGTGATATAAGTCTTAACTTAATGCGCTCTGTATTAATGTTTGGCTCCATGTCAAATAACTACAATGCTATGAATGGTATTTACAATGAGATAAATCTATTTAAAGAAATTATTGGTGACAGAGAAATTGCTGAAACTAATACTAAAGGTATTCCAATTGTAGATTCTATTGCCAAAAGACTTGGATATGATAGATATTTAAAAACACACGGTAGTAATTTTTCATCCAGAAGAGTAAATGACTTTATAGATATGGTAGTCTATGGAGAATCTAAAGCAAGATTTGAAGTTGCAGGCATTGCAGTAGATAAGATTATAGATAAAATGATGAACTTCTCTGCTATATCTACGCTTTCTTTGGATTTACTTAAAGGTATGAATAACAACCTACAGGGTAACCTTCAATTGCTTATTGAAGCTGCCTCAGGTGAATTCTTTGATATGAAGAGTTGGACTAGAGGTAAGAAAGATTATTGGACAACTATTCCACAAATGCTTTCTGACTTTGGTAAGTTTACTCCTGAAAGTTTAATGGGTCAAATTATTGAACAATATGATCCAATGCAAGGGGAATATAAAGACCAATTTGGTAAAGTAGTAACTGGTAGTGTAGCCAATAAACTATTTTCAACAGATACTATATTCTTTAACTTACACTTTGGGGAACATGAAATTCAAGTATCTACTTTATTTGCAATGCTTAATTCCCGAACTGTAAAAGATAATGAGTCTGGTCAAGAGATATCTTTAATGGAAGCATATAAGAAGTATGGTGTAGATGAAATTAAAAACAAAACTGATTTCACTGAAGAAATGAGATTGGATGTTCAGAATAAAATCCATGCACTAAATAAAAGAATGCATGGTATCTATAATAACTTTGATAAATCTGTAGCTCAGAAACATACTCTTGGTAGATTAGCATTGATGTATAGAAAGTTCTTAGTTCCTTCTTATACAAGAAGATTTAAGAAACTTGGTATGGACCAAGAACTTGGAGCAATGACAGAAGGTTTCTATAGAACATTCTGGAATGCATTTGCTAAAGACTTGATAACATTTAAAGCAGGTATTGGAACACAATGGAGTAATCTTAGTGACTTTGAAAAAGCACAAGTAAGAAGAACTATGACAGAAATAGGTTTCATTCTAGCTTTATCTATGTTAATTTGGGGATTACTCATGCTTGTAGATGATGATGATGAAGAAGAAACTAAAAAAAGCTATGGTTATAACTTCTTGTTCTATCAAGCAATTAGACTTAGAAGTGAGACTCAACAGTATTTACCAGGTCTTGGTTTTAAAGATGCCTATAGGATTGTTAAGTCTCCAACAGCTATGACAAGTACTGTAGATAATTTTATTAGATTTACAGATCAGTTTCTATTTACTTGGGATGATGAAAAACTATCTTACAAAAGAAAAACAGGTATTTGGGAAAAAGGAGATAATAAATCTTGGGCCTACTTCTTAAAGTTAATTGGATACACAGGAAATAATATTACTCCTGATCAAGCAGTTAAAAACTTCCAGGCAGCTCTGAATAAATAAAAAAGGGGGTTATTGACCCCCCTTCTTTTTTGTAGTAGTTGTTTCTTGAAATAGTTGGTGATTATCTTCAAACCATTCTCTTGCATCTGCTTTAGTTTGCATAGGTAAACAACCACATGTCATACTTTCAGCACCGGCTAGATAGGCTTCAATTATTAACTTTTTAAACTGTTGTGGACTCATTGAAAAAGAATATTTGAAACAGTCTTCCTGTCTCTCTACTGTGACCAAAATAATCATTACCTGAGTGGATTAAACCACCATCAAAAATAACAAGCCTGTTAAATACATTACCTACAGTGTCTTGTCTCTCAAATGGAGTGGGATCTAAAAATGTCTCCTTAGTAAATACATTACCATTTTCTCCATAATCCCAATCTATATCCTCATTATGAAATACTTTAGAACCTTTATGTCTATAAAAACTAGTTCCTGACTGAGGTGGTGCGCCCGGAGTTAAAAATAAAACTCCTGCCCATTGCTGTGCATCACAATGAAATACTTGTGGTACCCCTGCTATACAAGATTGGAATCTACCGTTAATGCTTGTATCATACCATCCATAACCATCATCTGTATGTTCTGCAATTTTAATCTGCATAATATCTTCAAACTTTTCTTTGATACCATCAAATAAAAACTGCATACGGGTTCTTTCTCCTACAGCACCTTCGCCAGGAAAGTAGGTTTGCATAAGAGCATATTCTCTTACTGCCATTGGATCTTCGTAGAAGTTATCTACTACAAAGAACCTTTTACGTTGGTCTGGATTAACTTTAAACATAATTATATTTATTTCTGTACAATCAAAATTAAAAAAAGAAAAGGGAATAGCCTAAACTATTCCCCTTCTCTTTGATATTTATTCTTCCCTTTCAGGGTCTTAGAAGAATGCTTCATTATCATCCTCATCATCTGAGAAATTAAATGCAAAGTCTTCTTCAGTTTCTAATTGTTCTTTTTCAAAAATCATATGTTCTAGAGGAGTTGGTTCTAGAGATGCTGTAGATGCATTCTCACCTGTCCATTCTTGATTTTCATCTATCTGGAATTCTTCTTCCTCTTCTTCTGGTTCCATAGATTCAATAACTATTGGTGCTTCAAATGTATTACCCATAGGATCAGTATAGCTTACTGTTTCTTCTATAACTTCATTAGATATTTCATCAAGGGTCTCAAGGTTCACAGGGTTCTCAAGGTATTCTTCATTTTGTTCTAATTCTAATGAAGGTTCCTCAGCTTCTGTTTTCTCAATTTCAGTCAAAATATTAAGCTGATTTTCTGGTTGACCATAATTTGTAGTTAATGGATCTACCTCAGCTTCTACAACTGGTTGAGGTATAGAAGGCTTAGAAAAGTTATTAACACTTGAAATAAAATAATGTAAAACACGTTGATCTTCCATCCATGTTTTAGGATGTGAAGACTGTAGTGCAGTAGTTACATAATTATAGAAAGCCCATAGACTACTTGTATCTTCAAATACATGTGTTGGTTTCATCATTTCTGATCTAACCATACTAGCTTGTTCAGTAGTTAAGATCTGATACTCTGCAAACAAGATACCAAGAAGCTGAGCTTGTTTTCTCTTATTCATCTTGATTTCTTTCATTGCATCTTTGTCAGACTTAAGCTGATCATAATACATCTGAGCATCTTTAATCTGACCCTTGATAGTCTCAACAGTCTCTTCATCTGCAGTACCGGTGTGTTTTCTAGACCAGCTGCCCATGTCTCCGTGTACCATAAAAGTACCCGCTTGGTTCACATATGCACCAACTCCACATTTAAATCTGACTTGCTTGTTGTAACTATTAGTCCAAGCAAACATCATAGATAACTCAGGATCAGAATTATAGTTCAAGACATGCACACCATGTGCTATTTGTCCGTCTGCAGTTGCTCTGTAAGTTTCAGAAACAACTCCAAAGCCTGCAGCTGCAAGCTCTGTATATACATAATTAATTACAGACTCATGACTAATAACAGTGTAGCTATCTCCATGAGTAGGTAAATCAACAGAAATCAATTGTGCCTTACTGCACTCTTTAATTTTCTTTGGCATTTTAAAATAATTTAAGTTGTGTAATAATTGGTTCAAGGTTCCTTATCTCCTTGTAGATATTCTCTAGGTAGTAATCATAATTGATATCATACTCACTAAAATCTCTTTCAGTGTAGTCAATAAGAATAGTTTGCATCCATTTCCCAGCCTCAACCTGGATTTCTCTCCCGTCAGTATTATTCTTCTTAATAATCTTTGACCCGGATTTAGATACAAAATATCTTATAGTATGCTGTAAAGGTTTAACCTCATACTCACCATCAACAATATGGTGTTCATAAAAATTCCAGTCTCCTTTTATCTTAACCCCACCACAATAATCAAATATGTTTTGGTTTTGAGCTAGAAAATCTTCAGGCTGGGTACCATCTACAAAATATGCATGTATTGCTTTAGGAATAATAAGAAAACTCTTATTCTTATGTAGAGCCAGGTTATCATATTCAAACCTACCCTTGCATTTAGATTTACCATCTTCAGTAATAGCAATATAATTATTTACATCCCCAAGAATAATCTTACTATAAGTATCATGTTCTAGTTGAAGCTGTGTTATATCTTCCCATCTCTTGCAGATATCCATATACTTATCTACATACTCTCTTGGGATCAAAGTCTCAAGACCATCTGTATTCTGCATTAGTGGAATTGCATTAGGAATCTCTTCACAGATCATTTCATATAGCATAGTCAGACTAAGTTGACCATTAATAGTAATCCTCATAGTAAACTCAGGATCATACAGGAAACTATTCTCATCATTACTTAACCCATAGGTTGAGTTTAGAATAATCTTGTATACATAATTTTTAGGATCCTTCTTTGGAATCTTCTTTCTTTCTTCAAAGAACCACTCATACAAATCACAGAATTCTTCTTGTTCCAAATGTGCTGGTGCCCACTTGTTTCTAATAGCCAAGTTGGGATAGAAACTAGTAACGTCAGACGTTAGTATTACCATATCCTCATTAGACTCATAGACCTTTGTAGACCTAGCACCATGGATACCACCAAGACCATAATCAGTCTTGACACCTTTGTACTGCACAGAATACTTAAAACCACCTTTAGTTTCTCCAGGATAGATAACTACTTCATTAAACTTATTTAGTAAGTTTTGAAATGTTGCTGTCTTGAATTTAATATAAGGTAGAATAATATTCTTTACTGTAATTCTAGCTCTATGAGTTCTAGCTTGTCTAAGATCCCACTTTTTTACCCCAAGTTTTTGACTCAAGAAATGTAGAAACAACTCTTTAGAAATCCGTGGCTCAGATGCAGAGAATAAGTTAATGCCATATTCATCAGTAAGAGTCTTTCTCAAACCAATCTGCTCTTTACTGAGCTTCATGATTTGTTTAGTAGACTTTACATCATTAATACAATATCTAATAATCTCGGGAATCTGTTTAGCTACAATAGTCTCAGTATGATGGATAGGCATATCCATAATGTTAGGCCAATCCATTGTATACTGAATCCATTTAAGAGAACTTCTCTTGGCATTGTTATCCCAGTGATTAAGTTTAAATACATCTACCTGGTTAATCTGTAGATCTCTTGGACTAAACTCTAGAAATTCACCTGCATTCTGTTTACTAATTACATTCTGTGCTCTACCATAAATCCATTTAGCAATTGAATCTCCTGTGTTATGAATAACAGAGTCTTTATTTCTTAGGATATACTCAGTAATCTGACTGTCAAACCCAAGACCATTAAAACTAACATGCCATTCTTCAGAACTAATGTTTTCTTGGAGAAACTCTACTAGTTCTAGGATATCATTCTGGCTTTCATGTACCACAAAGATTCTTTGCTCTTCTGAATTTACAGCTTCAAACACTGCTATGAACGCATTGGAGAGCGTTTCATAATCCATTACATAATGTGTTCTCATAATATATATGTTCAGTTAAGCTGTCCCCCCTTTTATCCACAAAAAAAGGTAGCTGTTGCCACCTTCCCTTGTTGTTACACTCTAAAACAAATGTTATGCATTCACAAAGCTAAGATAATCAAAATCTGCATTAACTGCAATAAGATCAATAAAAGTTTTAATAGATTCTACATCAGAGATATAGTATTCTTGAAACACTTCAAGCTTGTGTCTTTCTTGTTTAACACCTTTAGTACCTTGTGTAGGCTGACCATACTCATCAAGCTTAGGAAGCATCTGTAGTGTATTTCTTTTTGTTTTAGAAATAATTACAAATACTTTGCTCTCCGGGTCAAAGATACATTCTACATAAGGACAATCTGCCGTCATTGGCACTGTTCTAAAACTTGGTTTGCCGTTCCATTCTGAGGCAACCAGCATCATATTTTTTTCCATGTTGGTAATTTTTATACAAATTAACTTATAATCTTTAAGTTTTCCAAATCAGCTACTTTAATTAGTAAACATTCTTTCTCTAAATCAGGCTTATCACATAGTTCACCTACTTGTTCTATTAAATTTTTATCAACATCAAGAATCTCAGCATATCTTTCAAACCAATTTTCTGGATTTAAATAACTATTAATATAAACATAGTTGCCACTATACTGCTCAAAGAAGTTTAGTATAGTAGCTTTAGTTTTTTTGGATAATTTACTATAGTTACCTTTTATTAAATGTTCCCAATCTTCTTTTAAATCAGAAAAATCAAATACAAATACACTCTGTTCTGTATTAATTACTTTGTAATCATGTAGTCTAGTGTGTTTTAATAAAACATTTGATTCAAAATTTTTATATTCTAAATCAGTTCTTGTATCATATAAACATACTAGTTTCATATCCTCAGGAGTATATGTGTCATTCCATCCAAGATAAGTCTCAGATGGAACAACACTTGTACCCCTTTTAATTCCCAAGAGCGGATATATAAATATCTTGGACTTTTGAAAGTATTTCTTGTAAAGTGTATTTATGATCATAATTAAAGTGTTACATTACCTAAAGCTAACTCATAAGGCAATCTATATTCTTTGTTTTCATAGTGATACTTTATCTTATCTTCTATGTCTTCAAAGTCAGCTAACCATACTTCTAAAGTTTCTTTGCTTACCTGGTAAGGATACACTTGATTGTACTTGTCAATTACAATAAATGTAATTACAATGTTCCACTCAGCTGGGTCTGCTAATTCTTTAATAAAATTAGTCCAGGCAAGCTTGTGATAGATAGCAGCCTGAATCCAATATTTATAATAACTTACTGACTCTGGAAAAGAAGCAATATCTTTACCTGTTGTCTTTAAGTCATTGATAAACAATGTCTTAGTGTCATAATCCATCACAACATTATCTAAGATTCCCTTGTAACCAAATGGTAAATGATCCTGATTAATACTAATCATATGCTCACTAAATGTTTTTATGTGAACATCATTTGGAGTTTTATCCAATTGTAAGAGAGATCTTACTGCTTGATTTGACTTCAGTTCAATAACAGACTCTTTACAATTTGCAAGAGTTGTTGAATCAACTACTGTCTTGTCAAGACTTTGTTTTAGAAAATTAAAGTATGCTTTGTTTTCTTCTGTGAGAACTTTATCTAATCTTTGAGTATCTGTTTTAAGAGACTGATATAGATTTGCTATAAGTAATTCTGAGAGTATTTCTTGAGAGTAATCATTCAAAGATAGTGTATCATTTCCAATTGTGCAATGATATTTAAAAATATTATCAATAATTTTTCTTTGGCTATCAGTTGGAAACTTGCCAGGCATGCTGATAAAATCTCTCTCATAGTTATCAGGCTCAAATAAAAGGCAGTGTAGGACACGCCCTGCTACCAGGTGCGCGTCCGTACTGTCCTCTCTTTGGTTGAGCACATAATGACTGTAAAACATTCTAGGTGAGAACAATAGCTTATTAATGCTACTGTAGCTAAAATAGAATTTGTTTTTGTAAAATAATTCTAGTTCATCAGAACCAGTCAATGTCAGTGGACTCATTTGTTTCTATTTGATGGTTAATTGATTCAGGTTCTGGTTCAATAGTATTTTCAAGCTCAACTAACTGTTCTTTTAGATCAGCTCTTTCAACTCTTGTAATTGCTTCCTCTAAAAGTTCATCTTCTATTTGCTCTTCCATATACAATGAAGCCATTGCTCTTTCTTCTTCCTCATTCTCAATTTCTCTTTCCGGAAGAATATTAAATTCAGTTACTGAAGCAACTTCTTTAGAGTCCTCTTTATATTCTATTATACCAGTATAAGAATTATTAATTGCTGTTTGAACTTCTAGAGTAGGAACTATTGCACTTACACTAAATGTAGTGCTATGAGCAATATTTCTGATAAACCAATCAGCTCTTTCTTGGAGTAAAACATGATTCCAATCTTTAGTAAGCAAGCCTAGCTCTATTAATTTCTTAGCTACTCTATCTGGATTTAACCAACCAATCTCTTTTACCGTTATACTGAAATAACTAACCATAGACTTAAAGTTCACATGATTTCTAGTATGACATTCTGAAATTCTACCAGAATAATCTTCAAGAAGAAGCAATAGATACAAAGCACTGTCTATATAGTTAGAGTTTGCCATAATCTCCATTGCCATGATATGATTATCCTGGTCAGAACTTTGAAACATCTTAACCAACTGCTGATATACTTCAGGAGTAATAGTAACTGCATCATCACCATTAATCATAGCAAGTAACTCTGATTCATCAAAGATTGTTTTATTCTGAATATCATCAAGAATATCTTTATATTCATCTTCAACAAAATGAACACTAGAAGAATAACCTGATAATGTGACAAATCCTTTGTCATTCATATCCCTTGCTGTACTATACTCAATGTATATTTTTTCTGGATTACATGCTGCTATTGCTGTATCATACTTATCTGTGTAATACATATCAAAACCCATATGAGGTTTTAACCACTCTACATATTTAGTAAACTCTTCTGTTTTAGCACTATGCAAATAACGTCCACATGTAATTTTATTTATAGTAGCTCTACCAGAAATGATAACATTAGCTCTCTCAGCATCTCTAACTACTTTTACTCCAAGATTCAATGCTAAATCTTTAAGCTTAACCCTAGGAATATTAACTCCCGGCATTAAGAATATGCTATCTCCTTGTGCAGGAACATATCCTTTACTTACGGTATAAATATCATTCTTATTATCAGGTATACCATAAAGTAAATCTACATCTAGTGTATCACCGTCTCTATTACAAATTATAATTTGTTCCATAATATAAAAATATAGGGGGCTATTACACCCCCTGGTTAATTACTGAATTGCCATTTTTACTACAGCAGTATCCGCCATTAAAGCAGAGAACTTAACTTTGTTACCGTTTACAATCTCCTTGACCATATAATATCTCAAGTCATTTGTAAAGCCATCAAACTCAGTAGTAACTTTAGCTAGTCTGTCAATCATAGCTTTAGGAACTGAACCTTTTTCAGCTACAGTAAGTGCATAGTTAATTACACGAGTTGCAATTACACTAGAAAGATCTGCACGGAAGTCATCTCCTTCACCAACTGAAGCTAACAAAGCACCTTTTACATATGCTTCATCTTTAGTAAGCAAATCTTCCGGGGAAATCATCTTGTCAAGCTTGTTATTGATAAACATAGTAAACATGCTAGAGAAATCTGTACCAACAGAACCCTCACCAATCATCTGAACAAGAGGTAACTCATCTTCAAACTTTGGAATAGAACTAATACCATTAAAGAATGTAGTAATAGATCTTGGATTAACTCTCTGAGTTACAAGTTCTGGGTGCATCAACATGAAGTTGATACATCTGCCATCAATAGATGCTTTCTCAGCCCACTTAGCCCACACGTTGACATCATACTTCATCTCAACAGAGATAAATCTTGTCTTCTGAGCTACGTCAAGACTGGTTACATTATAGTCACCATTGTCTGGATTAGTAGTCAAGATAACATGCCAGTTCTTTGGAAGCTTCCATGATACATATTCTTGGCGGTCCAAGATCTCCATGGTAGCTTGCATAAATCTGTGGTCAGCACGAGTATAGTCATCTAAGATTAGGAAACCACCCTCACCTTTACCTTGAATCCACTCAGGAGCAGCATGAGACATTCTCTTATCTGCTACAGTATAACCTGCTTTCATCGCAGCTGGTACTTGAGCTTCAGTAATCCATCTTTGTTTACCTTCTTGGTTCTTTACTAAGAATTCTTTAACAGGAAAACCAACAAGGTCACCCAACTCCTCAATCTGAGATAGATTAAGTTTTACTACTTCCATACCAAGTTCTTTACCTAACTGCAAGATTGCAGAAGTCTTACCAAGACCAGCATCACCCTCAATATTAATAGCCACAGGAATCTTTCCTTCAGACTGAATATGTTGATTGTTTTTAACCATGTGACGGATAAAACCTTTTAACTCATCTACGTTCAATTGTACTGTATTCATAATATTTGTTTTTATAATTCTAACTTAATAACTTGGCCCTTACACCTAAATCCATGTGTAAGAGCTTTTCTAACTGTGCCTTCATTGGCATTTAATAATAGTGCAGCTTCTTTAATACTTGATACAACAGTTGTTTCAACTCCATCAAATATGCTAATCTTCTTAATTGAATATGGTTTTCTATTTCTCTTAGAAATACTTGATATAGCATCAAACTTTTCCTTTCTCCATTGAAAACCACTAGAAGATTTATAATTTCCACTTGCAGCATCTCCTATGGACTGCTCATTACCGTTAACAGCTAATGCAGCTTCCCTTATACTATTGTACTCATTTACATAACAACCATCTAGGGTATATTGATATACCTTAATTGAAGCATGATTGTCCTTACCTAACCTTTTATTAGTGTTAGCCATTCTCAACTTTTCTTTTGTAATTTCACTTTTTATTCTACTTATAGGATCTCTTTCAGCATTGATATCACATTCATAATAATTAATGTAATGTACTTCTCTCTCAAGATAGTTCTCACAAAATTCAATAACAGTAAAAGTCATTTCTTCTTTATACAAATTATAGACTCTTTGAAGAAATTCATTGTAATGATTACCTCTCTTTAGAGAATTTAGATGCTGTTTATACCTAGAGTATATATCAACACTGCTACCCACGTATCTATGGGAATTTGTACTTATGATATACACTCCACACTTCTTATGTATATCCTGTTTTTGATGTTTTAATTTCATATACAAATATACATAAAAAATGTGATTAAGTAATAAAATTGGAATTAAAGTTCAAGTCTGATAACCTGTCCTGGAAGGTCTTCATTCATGCTTGATTGTTCTGACAAAACCCACAGAACTCTGTTTCTTGGTTTTACAGATGTATAACACTCTCCGTCAGTAAAATACACCAGGCTAGTATATTTCTTAAGGTTTGCATTGTAATAATCTAGGACGGGATCAAAGTCAGTCCCACCTCTTCCATGTACTTTGAGATCATTCTTGCCTTTGTAGGCTTCAATAGACCGGATACTTGTATCACATTGTACTATAGTAATATCAACTCCTGCTTTATGTATGTGATGAATCTCATTCATAAACTCAGTAAGTTCTGTATCACTAACAGATCCAGAAGTGTCAATAGCCAATAGCATATGTTGCTTCATCTTGATCTTAAGACCAGGATTATCTTCATATCTATAGTTCTCTTTTCTTCGGATCTTCTTAGTAAAGATTTTAGTACTTGTACCAGTGAATCTTCTAAGATATCCTTTCCAATCAAATTTAGCTTTGACAACTTCATCTAGAACAATCAGTCCTTCAATTTCTCCTGGAACATTACCACGTTTCTTAATGGTCTGTTCTTTGGCATCTTTTAGAATTTTCTGTACTTGTTTCTCAATAAGTTTCTTCTCAGCTTCAGACATGTCTTCAAACTCTTCCCATGTAGAATGATCTGGTATGTCTCCACTTGCAATGTTATCAAGTAGTTTATCCATTTCTTGATCACCACTTGTACCATTCTTATCCTTCTCATCTTGAAGGCGGAGAAGCTGGTCATAGTAATATCTACAACCAGCCTTTCTATCTAGTTGAATGTCTGTATAGTCATCAATGTTGATACCTCCTTCTGGCAGCCAAGAGGCTTCAATATACTGATTAATTTCCATATCCATGGCAACATTTGCAAGTTTTTTGTTGCTAAAAGAACCAAAACTTACAAGGTGACCAAATGCAATATGGAGTAATTCATGTTTCAGTAAGCCTGTCTTATGATCATCACTTAGACTATTCCAGAATTCTTCATTAATAGCCAATTGATAATTAATATTCTGCTTACTTACACCTGCAGTAGGGAGATCTTTTCTCCATACTTTATTCAACATAATGAGAAAGAACCCGTAATAGGGCTCTTTCAACATTAGTTCTTTACTAATTTTACTAAGACTCCGTGCTTTGTCCATCATCTTTAATTTTCACATCAATGCTTATTTGATTCATATCATAACCTATCTGACCCAACATGCTTGTTAGATCTCTGACAAAGTTTTCTATGAATAGCTCAACCAAAAGCTTATCGGCTTTGTATGTAGTTAATAATCCTAGTACTCTTGCACTAGATAATGACCCTATCTGTTCAGATATAACGGGTAAAACTATCTTATAAGATTTTGGTGCTTGTTTACCCCAAACTGTAGAATCTTTTTTAGAATACTTATATAATACAATTAGCTCTGCTATACTCAAACCACTGTTCTCTATTACTTCAAAAGCAATAGTATGGTTATCTGCATCACTAGAGTTAAACATAGAAATCAGATTGTTCAATTCAGCTTTACTTAGTTTCATTAGTCTTCAATTTTAAGTGTCTTAATCATCCATTCTGTGGGTTTATTAATATTATCAACCCACTCTTTTGCACTTGGGATATATCCATTGCAGTCTTCTTTTACGTGCTGCTCTCCAATATATCTTACGTACACTTTCTTACCATCAGAGTTTTCAATGATCTGGCCAAAGATCTTTTCACATTCAAATATGCCCTCACTGTGGTGACGGAACATTCTGTGTTTACTATGGCCAATCCAAGCCTTTGTAGCATCAAACCACTCATGGATCTCTAGATAGTCTAACCAAGAACCACCAAACTTTCTAGCTGATGATTTTGCATGTTCTACAGGATGTGACATTAGTCTAGAGATTTATTTATTAAGGATCCTTCATGTGTATATGTATCAACTTCAGTAACTCTAATATTATTCATTACATCATACTTACCAGATGGTACTAGAATACACATTGTACCATAACCACCTTCATTATTCCACCAATCTTCTACATCATTTAGAATCTTTTCCTCAGCAAAATTTTCAATATCAGAAGATAAACCAGAATCAAGATTTCTTAAATACTTAGCTCCTTCTTCCCAAGAATTAAGAGATCTAAGTTTATCAAAAGCTTTTTCTTCATCTTCAGGAAGTTTATCTGTTGTATAAAGTACTTCATCTATACAGCCAGAGTCTCCACTACCTTCATAATATATCTGGATACCAGTCACACCAAGGTCAGCCAACTGAATCAGGAGGCTTGTCATCATTGTTTCATTCATAACTATTTAATTTTGTAAAACCTGCCAAGGATATTGGCATTTAAATATTCTTCTTTTTCTAGCACCTCTCTTGTAAATTGGTACTTGGTCTCATGATATGTTAGTTCTGTCTTAGAAAAACAGATTCTTACCATGAACCTTTTAATGGGAACACCATTCTTATGTGCATCTTGTAGCACTTTATTGCTACTATAGTAGTTCTGATAGTTAGGTTTTACCTGGATAGTGTATTTCTTTGCACGTTTGTCTTCCATATTAGCAAGAGCTTTTACTCCAAACTTTTTCTTAGTTGTGGAATAGAAGTTCTTCTTACCAACATACCTAACAGACTTACCATCTATGATAGTTTCCATTTCATATATAAACCCAATGGCTCCTTCTGGAATCTTGCTGTCATTAAATACTTCTCCTTTGTATAACCAACTCATACTGCTTGTTTTAGTAAAGATAATAATTTGTCTCTAACTATCTCTATACCATGGTCTTTAACAGAATCTGATAGATCCTTAGACATCTCAAGATTAATAGCTTTAATACTGTACTTATCTGTATATCTCTGAGCAGCCTTAATACCGGGCTCATCATTATCAAACAGTACAATTATCTTAGAATATTTCTCTTGAAGCTTACCTATAATAGATTCTCCAATCATTGTATTCTCACTGTCCGGAGCAATACATTCTATATTACCAATACCAAGCTTCTTAAAACTCATAAGATCTTTAAGAGATGATACAATCAGCAAATACTTACAATCATACTGTAGTTGATCCATACCTTGAGTATAGTTCTGGATCTTAATAAACTTTTTCTCAGGAACCCTTGGCATATAAATTTTATAGAGCTCACCATCATTACGGAAATAACCATAAACATAGGGTCTAGAAAACTTATAGCTTGTGATAGAACCATCTGGTTCAGTCTTAGACATTGTAAAGAACTCTAGTGGAACTACATTATACTGACTTAAGATACTAGAACTAATTTTAAATTGTGTCCAGTACTTTTGGTCTAGTGTATTCCAGTGTCTCATTTCAAAGTCTACAACCTTGAACTTATCATAGAACTGTATAGGACCTCTTTCTGCAGGTGCATTATGTTTTAAATACTCCTGATAATCGGTCATTATTCTATTAACTGCCTTAAATCTGGCATCATAATTAAATAAACACTTAACAAGTTCTATTTGGTCACCTTGAAATCCTGAAGAAAAATCCTTGAACTTATACTTACCATCATCTTGATAGACAAACATGCTAGGCACTTTATCTTTAATATTAAATGCAGATAGCATCTTAATATTTTGTCCTGTAAGTCTTTCTTTTAAGTTCAAATAATACTCAAATACCCATTCTCTGGGTACTTCTTCCAAATCAGATATTAAATTCCTTGTTGAAATCATAACCAATAAAATATAAAGGGGGAGCGCCTGATTTAGTTTAAAATCTTGGTTAGACAATAATTAATACTAAACTCCCCCTTTAAAGAGAGTAAGTATTAATCTAAACTAAAGTCAGATGATGTCTTAGGTTTTGTAAACACATCATCATCATCCCCGAAAGATTTAACTTCTTTAACTTCTAATTTTTTAAGATGTTTTGCTTCATCATATCTGATTACAGAACCACCATCTTCTTCACCATAGGCATATTTCTTGCCTTCAGCTTTTGGAAGCCACATGTCATAATTAGTATAACCAGTTTTGCCTTCGTATTCTTTACCAGCTACACAGAACTCAAGATACTTTTCTCTAAAGTCTGCAGTCTTGTTGAATGCTTTAACAAAATCTTGGATTGTTTCATGCTTACCGTCTTGTTGAAGGAACCAATCATCAATCTGAAGAGTATGAGCCAAAGTTCTTAAGAAGATCAAGATAGATCTATCTCTCTGAATTTTAATACCAGATTTAGTCTCACCATCTGCAAATGCATATTGACTTGCTTTAACTCTACCAATCTGACCTCTGTAACGTCCTTTACTTTCATCATCTTTATCAATCATGAAACCTTCAAAACCATCAATAGGTGCAGTTTCTGTATGTAACATCAGATGATATGCACCATCAATAAACTTGAAATCCTCAAGCTCAATATTGTTAATCTTCAATACATGGTTACCTGGTGAAATTGTTTTTGGTAGGCCTGTGCCTTCTTTACCCAAATCAGTTGTGCTTAATGCCATTTTTCTTAAAATTAAATTATTAAATAAAAACTTTGTCCCAGTGAAATTGTAATTCACCTGACTCAGTCATTTCTGTTACTACTATTTCTTCATTACGTAAGTGATCAGGTCTTGCACCGCAAGTTACTTCTTCACTTGTTTTAAATGATAAAATAGTTTTATTTCCTTTTCTATACATGTAGCCAATTGCATCTGCGTTAGCACAGATTAGAGACTTAATCTTACCTGTCAAATCAATATTTGCAGCAAGAACCATCTCACCCTTATCATCTACCTGTTTGTCTTTAATGTGACCAGATAAAATAATATGGGGTGCTAATGTATCAATAAAATCTAAAACTTGAAAGAAAGCTTGTCTTAAATATAGATATCCTGCACCGTTAGGTAAGGACAAGACATTATCTCCATCATAGTTTTTACCCATACTAGTAGCACGGTACAGTTTGATAGCCAACGGCATAACCATATCTTCTAATGCAGTTACAGTATCTATTGTAACATACTTATATGGTTTACCCGCTTCTTTGATTGCCTTTCCTGTTTCAAGCAACTCTTGCAAAGAAGTAATCTTTACTTTGAGAGCTTCTACATAATCAGCACCATTTTCTAAATCAATCAATAAATTATTCTCAAGACCAGCAAATGCTGTGGTCTTTCCAGTCTTTGGCTTAGAATAGATAATTAATCTTTTAGGATTAACTCTTTCTGCCGCAACTTTTTTAGTTGGAAGTACTATACTCATTACTTAAGTTTTTGTGCTAGTTTCTGAAAGTCTGTTGCAATTCTTAAAAGAATATCAGATGCAGATTCATCAAGAGATAATTCTTCCTTAGTTTCTTTGAGCTTAGGAATAAATTCATTTTCAAAATCTGGAAATACAGATAAACTTACTTGCTCTTTAGGAGCTTCAGCTTTTCTTTTCTCATAAAGATTGTAAGTAATCTCAGAACCATCCGGCATAATAACCATTAACTCAGACAATGGAATTGTATAAGCAAAATAGTTATCACCATTAGAGTTAGTACCTTCTTTTACATCATACTCTTCAGCAAAGTAAGGATTAGATTTGTACTTGAATAAAGGTCTGTCTTCAAATGCTGATTCAATACCTATTTCTTTCCCATTAATATCTCTATTAACATCAATGAACTCAATGAAGATGTCTTCATTTCTTTTTAGTTCACCTTCAAATAGCTGTACTTGCCTGCCATACTTACCTTTCTGAAAGAAGGCAGTCTTTAGGACAAAGAAAGGGTCAGCTATTTGAGCTTTTCTAAACTTATCCGTGTGATAAGTAAAGAACTCTTTTTCTTTTTCTTTTCTACTCATAATTATAATTTAAGTTTTGTTGCTTGTGGAGGTGTTTCTATTTCAACTATCCTCATGTTCTCTCTATCTAGCTTAAAGAAGCTTAACCTAGTTGTTCCATTCCTAGATTTTAAGAAGTGAAATGCAAGAAGATCTTCATCATTCACTATAAATCTTTCAGGACCATAGAATCTAATCTTTCTGATAGCTGGTTTATTAATACCAAGTACTACATCAGCATGTTGTAATAGAGCATCTGCTCCAAATAAATCAGAATCTAATACATAATTCCCATAGTCACCATCTTTGGATCTGTCTGGATTATCTATATTCCTATTCAGCTGACTCAAGACAAGAAATGCCACAGGATAATGCTTCTTCATATATGTTAGAGCTTCCCCTAGAGCATATAATACTTCAAACTTATCTCTCTGACCTTTTCCTACTTTAAGTAGCGCTGAGTGGTCAATAGTAACCAGAGCATTTGTGTAGTTACCCTGTTCATCTTTGTGAGCTTCCATATAATAATGTATAGTAGCACACATCTCATCAACGGTACACGGATCATATACTACATCTATGACATCAGTCTTCTCAGTTTCCTCATAGTACTGTACACATCTTAAGTATAGATCCTTATCCACGGGTTCCCCCTTGCTCATTAATGTATTGTAATCAGAAGCAGTATTCAGACTCAGCTTTCTGATACCATTGGTTTCATCAAGCATTTCAAACTGGAACTTAAGTACTCTAAACTTATGGTCTTTATTCTCTTCAATAATATCAGAGATTAATTGTTCCATAAATAGAGTCTTACCTGTTCCCGGTCTAGCACCAACTACGGTGATAGTTCTCCATTCCAATCCATCACAGAAGGCATCATTAAATTTGGGCCATGAGCTTTTGAGTGATTTTAGCTCACCAGATCTTCTAGCCTTCATCTTAAGAAGGGCTTTTCTAAGAGCGTCTCTCTCACTCACAGGCTTCAGAGCCCGGGCACCGTTATATAATTCCGCCATAATAAAGGATTTATTCTGTAAATCTAAGCTTCATATCATTATAGATATAATGTGAAAAGCCTACTATAAACTCAATTGCCAAGAACTGCAAGATATTCATATCTACAAGAACAGTCTTAACTAACAGCCAGGATGCTAAAGTACCTATAGCTGCAATAAGAAATAATTTAAATCTAATCATACAATCTTTTCTTTAAAAAATACAGGTGCTTCATAATCATCTTGTGAAATCATATCACAGTAAGTTGCTAGAGTAGAATCCCAGGTCTTATCTGTACTCTGTTTTCTAATAAAGTACTGTGAGTTACGCATGTAGTTGTACCTATTAATAGAATACTCCTCTACATATTTCTCAGTAGCTTGAACAACTGTTTCCCAAGAATAGTCAAATGTTTCAAAGAACCATCTGAATGCATTTTCTAGACTCTTTACATTAACTCTAGCATAAACACCACTTGGCAACTTACTTGCCGGGAAACATTCATTGTAAGTTTTAATGTTGTCTAGAAACTCATCCCCCATAAGGTTTTTAGATGTTTTCTTCTTAGACTTCTTGAAATAGCTCTCAATTTCTTGTATAAATTTAAGGCTATTCCCTGACAATTCCAAGGATTCTGTAAGGTTATTACCTGATTTTAATTTGGTGACCTCAATAGAAGCATTTACCAAATTACTAGGTACAATCTTATTGTGTATACAGTACAATACATAGAATGCATTAGGACTCAGCCCTGCTTTCATTAGTTTGTTAAATACTTCTTGCATTACCAGTGAATTGTGTAGTTATATAAATGTTTAACAGTGGTTTGTACCTCTCTAAAGACACCTTTAGAATCCCATTTGCTACCATTATATGCAGCACTTGCAGGGTGAGAGACCATAAATTTAGTACAATTTTCTCCACACATATCTGCCCACTCCTGAGATTTTTTACCCATAAAGACATAAACTAGTCCCGGATGAAAGTTCTTAAAGTAATCAAATAAGTATGCTGTAAGTGGAGCCCAGAGTTCATAGTGTTTACCAATCTTACCAACTTCAGTTGTAAGAGCAGTATTAAGCAATAGTACACCCTGATTAGACCATCTCTTTAAATCCAGGGGTCTATCATAGAATGGATACATCTTCTGTGCTTCATCTAAAATAAATCTCAGAGAAGGTTGTTCTTTTTCAGATTTACTACAACTAAACGCAATACCATCTGCTACACCAATGGTTGGATAGGGATCTTGTCCAACTATTACAACTTTTAGTTCATCATAAGGACATTCTTCAAATGCTCTAAATATATCTTTAAGAACCGGAGTAAATCTTTGTCCATTATTAGACATGTTGTACAAGTCAGTTAGAATTTTCTCAAACTCTATACTAAATATAAAAGGTTTAAGAACTCTACCCCAACCACTGGGTTCAAGTTTATTAAATATTTTTTGTTTATAATCATCAATGTCTAATATATTATTCATAATGGTGTATATTTGTATAAAAAGTATAATATAATGGCTACAGTTAAAGAATTAAAAGATGATGCATTAATAAAAATTGAAGTAAATAAAAGCTTCTATTTTATGGTAAAGAATGCTCTTTTCTTTTTATTTAGAAATATGGATATTAAGGAAGAAGATAGAGAAAATGTTCTTAAAGAACTTATGACTAAAAACTTCAATGATATGACTCATTGGGAGCAATCTTTTTATGCAATTACACTTTTACTTGCTGAAATTGAAAGACAAGCTAGTCTTACAGATCAATTTCAAGATGTAGAAATTGATTCTAAGCAAGATTAATATTAAATTCTCTACCTATTTGTATACAAGCTTCAATAGCTAGTACTAATTCATCTTTACTACAGTCTGCAAAAGACTTACAGTATTCAGCACCTTCTGCATCATAACATAGACCAGAATGTTGCTTTATAATAATTTTCATTTCATCAAATGTATAGCCAGATTCCTTGGCTAATTCACGTATGCATGCATGGACTTTAGCTAACTGTGCTACAGAACCATCATCTGATGTAAGTCCCATAAACACCTCAACTTGTTGTCCATCAGATAGCTTATCCAAAAATATTTGATAATTTAATTTTGATTTATCATCAGGATAAACTAACTTCCCATCACGTTTCACTAGTTTTACAGTAAACATATGCTAAATTTTTAGTATATTATTAATAGATATGACAGCACAGAAAGGTAACCTAAATGGGAGAGTTAAAGATACTGAAATAATATTAGAGTATCTTGAAAAGTTTCCAAATTCCCCAACTAAAACTCTTGCAAGAAAGATCTATTCTGAGCATCCAACTTTCTCATCCTTTGAAGTAGTATACAATAGAGTAAGATATTACCGTGGACAAATAGGTAAGAAAAACAGAAATGTATTGTATACTGCACAATTCCAAAAAGAACTTAAAGTAGAATTTACTATGAAAGAAAAATTCCTACCAGAGTCTTATGCTACTAAGCGTGATACTTTTGTATTTCCATCAGGCTGTAACTCATTAGGAGTTATTGGAGACCTACATATACCATATCAAGATAATGATGCTATAGAAGTAGCATTTGATGAAATGGAAAAACAAAACATAGAATCATTACTTATTAATGGTGACATGTTAGACTTCTACCAGATGTCATTCCATGAAAAGGATCCAAGAATGGTTCATTTCAAACAGGAAATTGAAGCTGGTAGACAATTTCTAGACTATTGCAGATCGCGATTCCCAAATATTCCTATTTACTTCATCCCAGGTAACCATGAAAATAGATTTGAAAGATACCTTAGAGTTAAGGCATCAGAACTATTAGACATGGATGAATTCAGATTAGATGTACTTCTACATGTAGCTGAATATGGTGTACAGTATATACCATTTAGATCTAAAGTTGTCTTTGGTGACTTCTTAATAGAACACGGAGATAAAATCCCTGGTGCAGGTGGTGTTGTACCAGCACGTACTGCTATAATGAGGTTAAAGACTAATTGTCTTATCAATCATTTTCATAAAACAAGCTCTAGTTCACAAAGAGTATATGGTCCAGGAGATTCTACAATTATCCGTGGTTATAGCCTTGGATGCTTGTGTGAACTTACTCCAGAATATCTAGAAATAAATGAATGGAACCATGGATTTGCTATTCTAAAAAGAAATGGTAACTTAGTACAAGTTAGCAATTGTAAAATAGAAGGTAACCAAATAGTCTAATGTTTCTACCAGTAGAATTTCAAGATCAAGATGGCCCATACTTTGAGCATCTAAATGTTACTCACATAACAAGAATATCTTTTATTAATCCAAGAAATCCTGATGCAGGTGCTAGAATTCACCTAAGAACAGGTGATGTTCTATCTACCAAGATGCCATTTGATCAACTATCCCAAGCTATTGATGAAGCCTGGGAATCTGCTGCTTGTCTTGTACTTAGTACTCTTCTATCTGAAAAAGCTAAACTTGTACCTGGTAACCTACGCTCTGAAGAAAAGAATCAACTTCCTGAGGAGTTTGAAGCCTAAAATGATCAGGCCATTCTAAATTTGTAACATACCAGTTATCATCACTTACCATATCACTGTCTACTGAACAGAGAGTTAAACCCTCAAATACTTCAAAAGTATAATAATAATAATCATATCCATTTTGACTCTCTAAGTCCTTGATTTCTACTTTGTTAAATCCAAGAATTGTTAAATCATGTTCTGTCATCTGTTAATTGTTTAGCAATCTTTTTAGCTAAATAGGGGCTACACTTATATTTGTGCATCACATAGCCAGCTACAACTTTTGGACTCATAATTTGTATGTCCTTATTCTCTAGCTTTATTTCTTGTACTATGTGTTCTTTTATTAAGTTTGCCATTATTTAGCTGCCATTGTTTGCATGAATATTTCATGGTTAAGTATTTCATTTGCATAGTTTTTAGCAATACTCCAGTATGCTTTATTTACTTTACTGTACTCACCATGCTCTTGTAATCTTAGGTTTCTAAAATTCTTTATTGATAAAGTAACCATATGAAGATTGTCCTGGTCCTCAGACTCAAGCATTCTAATCATGTTCTTTATCTCAACATCATTTATATAACCCATGTGTTTTAGCAACTGTAGTTCGGCCATATATACAAATGGCCGAAACATACCCGCTTTACTACCTTTATGGTACATATACCATAGATAATGTAGATTCTGATCTACACCATCTGTAATGTTATAATGCTCTTCTGCAATCTTGGCAGAAAGTGCTTCCATCTCTGTTCTGATAGCTCTATCCATTTTAATAATCTTTTCTACAATACTCATAATCTCTTAATCCGTTGTACTTTTCCTAACACTTCTGTAGAATTGATTATTTTAGGAAATTGATATATGACTGAGCTGCTCTCTTAGTGTCATATGCTACATCAAATCCTGCATTGTTCTTTACTGTCTTCCAGAAAATCCAGAAAACTCTTTTCTTTACAGTATACTTGGTCTGAAAACCATGTGTTACTTCTACAATCTTGTAGTCTTTCTTTTTATTCATCAGTCTAGGTTTAAGTTGAATTCTTCTAATATTTCTCTAAGTGTTGTTCTAAGTTTTTCAGCTAACTCTCTTTCTTCTTCAGTAGCTTCTATTTTACCAACATAACCATATTTGGTTATCTCACGTAGTTTTTGATCAAGATCCCAAACAGCACCTTTCCACTTGTAAGCATCAAGTGCTGTTCTAGCCTCATCTTTTTCTTCATAAGAGTCAAACTCTAGTATTATCTTTCCCATCTTTTACATTTTTCCAATAATAATCACATGACTTAGTGTCCTCATCATACTCAAAGTTAGCATAAGTCTGCATAAATTCACTTGGTGTAGCATTATATCTATAACAAGTTTCTTTAAGTGGACACTCTTCATTAACACACATACTAATATCTGGCATGACTATAATATTACATTAAACAATATGTGACCAAAGCCAATTCCGGCTAAAAAGTAAACAAGATTGTTTACCCATTTTGGATAGTTTTCCATCTTTCTATTTTGTTAAGGAGTTTGTAATGTAACCAGAAAAACATATAAGTAAATATTCCTAAGAAATTATACTCTATATCATCTGTGTCAAAGTTTCCGTGTATCTTTCTACCTACAAAATCATTAGACAACTCTTGAGTAAATTCTACAAATACCCCAAACATAAATAATATCCCAATACTTACTAAATAAGTAAAAGAACTTCTTTTAAATAATACAACTGATAAAAACATTGATGCAAAAAAGTAAAATGCAAAATGTAGTTCTTTATCCATACCTGCAAAAATACTAGGTAGTTTAATCATAAATCCAGTGTAGCTAATAATAGCAAACACAATAAGGTATTTTATCATAATATATTAAAAATTGTTTGTAAAGTAAAAGCAATGATACCTATAGTGATAACAATAAGAATTAATATAGCACCAATAGCATTCATCTCCGCTCTGCTTTTATCTTGTCGGGTTGGTTTATATTCTTTTTGTTTCATCTTATTCTGATTTAAAGGTTACTTTTCTAATAGTATTAGGATTAATGAAACCCAGAATACAACTATTGCTGTGAGTCCAATGACTCCTATGAGCATATATCCCATCTTATTCTGATTTATTTAGTTCGTGTTTTTGTTTTAGTGATTGAATAAAGCCATTTATTTGAAATTCTTCTTTCCAAAGCTCCATACCTTGCCCGAATAAAATTGCTTTTCTAACATCTTCCTCACTATAACTTCTTTTCTGTTGCCATTTAGCACCATTAATAAAACCTATAATAAAATCTGTGTCATGTTCAACTTCTGAACTTGGTAGGAATGACAAAGCAACTTCTTCAAGTGTTTGTTTTTTCATTGTTCTTATTGTTTAAAGGTTTTGATTACAATCCGTTCTTTGGCAACTATATCCACCAACTTTTGGATGACCACACCTGCATTGTTCTTGTTGTTTAAAGGTTTCATCCCAATACTCTTCAAATGTTTGCCAATTTTCTTCTGCAATACCTTTGCCTTCAAATCTACCCGCTTGATGTGCTACATCCCAAGTTTCTTTGTGGGCTTGTTTATCCATTTCTTTAGCTTGACTTAGAAGATTAAGTACTAAGCCTTTTGTTAAAATTCCATATTGGTTTACTTCTTTTTCAAGCCATTCTACTGCTGTTTTCATTGTTCTTGTTGTTTAGTCTACAATAAATTCATCCGTCTTTACAACCTCCACTCCTTCAACTAACTCTGCAACATTTCCCGTTACAATTGCTGTTGTGTGTGGATGTGTGTTCTCACATAGCCATTTCATTAATGGCTTTACTGCTTGTTCAAATGTTTGTGCTTCTTCTTTCATTTTATTTTATTTTAAATTGTTTTTTTATACCATCTTATTCCATTTGGCTCACCAAATACAAGGCTACCAAAACACGATTCACACACCTTTTCTGCTGAATCTCTTCTAACTATTTCTATTGTTCCATTTGGATAAACAAGCCAAGTCTTATAGTTTTTACCCTCTGTGCATTGAAGTAAAGCACCATTCATTAAGGCTGTTTTTATTTTTTCTTGATATGCTGTCATCTTATTCTGATTTAAAGGTTAGTTCATCATATGGGG